TTTTAATATTTCTTTAAAGAGGGTGGAAGAAAAAAGAAAAGAAAAAGAATTTAACGTAGTAACTTCATTCGGAGATGGAATGTAGTATTACTGCTAACGTTCCGCATATTAACGATGTGGCGTATTTAAACACATACGAAAACAAATAAACAACAAACAAAAAGTGAGCCGACACATTTCGGATTAACCAAAGCCAAGCCATATCGGTAATATGCTGTTATATGATGGCTTTATATTCACAAATATTATGAAAAATTTTAAACAATTCAGAAGAAGTCAAATTGCAGAAATGAGAGAAGTAACAGAAGTAGATATTAATGTGTTTAATAATCACGGATTTATTCATATATCTGAATACCCATTTGGTTATAATGTATCTATTTCTGATGCAGATAAAAACAACGGAAGTCCTAAAATTGGAGATATGATTTCAAGAAACCCTAAAAACCACTTTGACCAGTGGTTAGTTTCTGAACAATATTTCAAAGATAACTTTGAGCAGTTAGTTGAGTAAGCTATTATATAACGTTTGCCCGCTATAATTTCAGCGTGGTGTGACACACAATAGCCTTTCGATTAAGCAAAAAGAAAACAAGAGTACAAAATGAACATTGAATTAAACCTTATGCCACAATTGAATAAACACGCTGTTGTGCGATGGTGCTTTTAAATATAAATTATGTTAGGACAAAGAGTATATTTTGATTATGGCTTTGGCTCACGAGGATTTGGAACTTATGTTTATTGTGCAAAAACTCACAAAGTATTAATGTTTTTTAAAGATGAAAATTAAAACCCGATTGAAAGGTAAAATGCTATAAATATTATGGAATTAAAAAGAGAATTATCGTTAGGAGAAAAAAGATTGAGAATTAATTTTGATGACATCTTGACCAATGAATGTAGTGAGCATTTAAAGTTGAAATATGAACTTGCAAAAGTCATAAATAGAATTGATGCTCTTGAACAAAATGGAAGTGAACACGGAAGATTGAAATCATTAGCAATGACAGATATTGAAAATGCTTCAATGTGGATTACAAAAGCTTTTACTCACAAGATTTAATTTGTTCTTTACAAATGGTTGGCGAATTATCAAAAATTCCGACTACAAAACAATTATTAGAAATCTTCAAAAAAGAAAAACAACTATGAAACAAACAGCAATAGAATTTTTAATTAAACAATTAGAAATTCTTAATTTAATAAAAGAGGGAGATATAGAAAACGAACTTTTTAGGCAAATTGAATTAGAAGCCAAAGAAATGGAAAAACAACAGATTATAGATTCAAATATTTCGGGTATGGAATTTATAGCAGTAGACCCAAACAAATACAATGAAGATGCTGAAAAATATTACAACGAAACTTTTAAAAACAGATAATATTTATGGAATAGTGGTAATGGAAAAATATTAAATTAAAAAAATGTCGCATAAAAAAATGTCAGAAAGAAAATTAGAATTAGATAATATAGTGGATATTTTATCCAAAATAAAAGATGATGATTTTTATTTTAAAGCTTATGCAAAAGATATAATTAATAGTTATATTAAGCAAGAATTTAAAAAAGCTTATAGTATTGAGGAAGTAATAGATATTTTAGAAATATTTCGTTATGATATTGAACAAGGAAATGATTCGGAAAATATTCAAGAATGGTTTAAAAAATACATAAAACAATAATAAAAATGAAAGTAGTACACAGTCCAAGAACAAAAAAAGCCGACAAAGTAGTTAATTTACTTTTTTATGGAGATTTTAATTGCACAACTGGTTTCGGTAATGTATCGAAACAACTTATTAATAGTTGGAGCAAAAATAAAAATTTCAATATCACAATATTGGCAATTAATGATTCATCTGAAAAACCATATAATTACAAAAACAATTTACAAATTTTTTAAAAACAAATAAGATATGATAAAAGATTTTATAAAATTTGTAATACTACATCGTTGGAATAAAATAAATGAATCACACGTTAGATTTGCTGAATTAAGTGAATTTAAACCAAATGGATTACATTTAAGACTTTATAATTATATTAAAAAAATTAATAACATTTAAAAACAAATAAGATATGACAGCAATAGATATTGAAAAGTTAAACCAACTTATATCAAGAACTGATATTAGTGGTAACGATAAGGTAAGGTGGCTTACAGACTTCATAGATGGTAGAGAATTTCAGCAACAACAAGACAAGAAAATGTATAGCGAGGAAGAAGTAGATGTATTAGTAGATATGTTACAAAAATGCAAAGAATATTTTTTACTGAAAACTGATTCTAAAAGCGAAGAAAGAGCAGATGCAATAGGAGAAGTACTTAAACAATTTAAAAACAAATAATATATGAAAAATTTAACAGAAACACCAAATCCAGCTGATTTTATGATGTTGGGAGAAAAAGCATTTGAAGAAAATGTACATGAAAAATTAAGAGAAACATTATCTCCAACAGAAAAACAAATGTGGATAAGTGGATATTTGTTTGCTTTAACTCAACAAAATAAAAGATAAAACAAAACAAAAACCCGATTGCAAGGGTAAATGCTACAAATATTATGGAATATTTTAAAAATTACAGAAGAACACAAATTGCAGAAATGAGAGAAGTAACAGAAAGCGATATTACAGACTTTCATAATATAGGTGCTATTGTAATACCATCTGATTTAGGAGATTGGAAACACCCAATAAAAGTTAGTATTTCTGATGTAGATTTATTAAACGATAGTCCTAAAATTGGAGATATGATTTCAAGAAACCCTAAAAACCACTTTGACCAGTGGTTAGTTTCTGAACAATATTTCAAAGATAACTTTGAGCAGTTAGTTGAGTAAGCTATTATATAACGTTAAAGCATATATTTCAGTAGCGTAATAGTAAACAATAAAGTAAAAATTAAACAATTAATAACCAAACAAACACTAACACAACGAAAGCATATAGTAGCTATTGAATATATGCAGTGTTAGTAGCTGTTTTGAAATTCACAAAAATTATGAATACAGATGAATTTATTTTACCGATTATTTTAGTTTCTGTTTTGCTAATTATGATAGTAATAGGAAATATTAAAAAACGTGCTTTTTTGAAAGGATATAAAAAAGCGGAATTTGATATAACATCAAGTATGTTAGATAATGCAACTTGGTTTGGTAGCAGACCGATATTTTACAATACACTTTATTTATTTGCTGTTAAATACAGAAAATACGGTTATGTTTCAGCAAGTAGATTTCGTGATGATATTTTAAGTATTGACCAAGAAAAAAGAGTTACAGATTTACCTAAAGAAGAACTTGAACGTATTGTTTAGGAAACATAGCTACTAACTACTTGATTGACGAAACAACACCACACTGTAACTAACTGATTTACAATGAAAAACTTTGAGATAGTAAGTATAAATTACAAAGTATATTGGAGGTTTAAAGAACACCATAATTATAAAGTAACGCTATGCAAGAAGATAATAAATTGTCAACGTGGAATCATAATAAAACAATCAGTTAAGGGTGGTAGTATAGGTTATTACATATCAGGTAAATTCATAAAGAGGAAAGACTTAAATAAATACATAGAAGTTATACCTAAAGAAATATATCCTTTTTAATTAGTTATTTGAATTTTATATCTATATTTGCATATCTGAATATCCGACACGGAGAAGCCGAACACCGAACATAGTAGGCAATACATTTTAAATTATATTATATGGCTCAATTAATTGCAGTTAGCGTTGATCTAACAAAAATTGACAAAACAAGAATCGTTGAAGGTAAAAATGGAGGTAAGTACATAAACCTTACCATCTCTGTAAACGATGAGGAGGACCAATACGGAAACAATGTTTCTCTATGGCAGTCGCAAACAAAGGAAGAGCGTGAGGCTAAGGAGAATAGATTGTTCTTAGGTAATGGAAAGTCATTATGGAGTGATAGTGATAAAGGTGCAAAGACATCTAAGACTTCTAAGAAAGAAGAGGCTCACAATGATTTACCTTTTAACTAAGGGTTTTCAGTAATCCCGAAATAAAAAAACTGATTAACACATTTGATTTAGAGGTTTTCGTTGAGAAATACTACTAAATAACACAACTAACCTAAAGAGAGGTATCGTATGGTACTTCTCTTTTTTAATACAAAACAAATTAAATTATGGCAACAGCAAAAAAAACACAAGAAACATTAGAAGAGAAATTAAATCTTATTCAAACAACTCTTAATGCACCAAAGAATTTATACAACTCATTTGGTAAGTATTCTTATAGAAACCTAGAAGGTATATTAGCAGGTGTAAAACCACTATTAAAAGATACAGGTTGTACTTTTGTCTTATCTGATGATATGGTGGAAGTAGGAGGTAGGATATACGTTCGTTCTTGCGCATCAATTAGTTATGGAGGGGAAACAATAGAGTCTTATGGTTGGGCTAGGGAAGAAGAAAGTAAGAAAGGAATGGATGCATCGCAGTTAACTGGATCTACATCATCTTATGCTCGTAAATATGCTGCAAATGGTTTATTCGCTATTGACGATACGATTGATGCAGATGGATATAACACTCACGGAAAAGATGAAGTTACAAAACCTAATAACTCCACAGCGCCAACCCCTAAGAAACCAACAATAAGTGACTTATCAAAGGTTAAGGATGCCTTAAAGAAAGATAGGGAGGCGACACTGAAGATGCTTGAGAAGTACGACATAACGCCAGAACAAAGAAAGGAGCTTGGTATTTAACCAGGCTCTTAAATAAAGTAATATATGAATAAGATAATCCTCATAGACGCTGACAGTTTTGCATACATAGGTAATAACTGCGAAGAAGTAGACCAAGCATACGACAAAGTAGACCAGGCAATATCAAATATTATAGTGACATCTGGAGCAAGTCATTACACATTATTTGTAGAGAAACCATTCAACAATAACTTCAGGAAAAAAATTGTAAAGAGTTATAAAGTTGGTCGTGCAAACAAAGAACTGCCTAAGTTCTACAATGAAATTAAGGAATACTTAATTGGCAGTTGGAACGCTTATGGTCTCGGAGGTTATGAAAGCGATGATGTACTAATCTCCTACCACAAGAAGTGCAAAGAAGAGTATCCATTTACAGAGGTGGTTATTGCATCAATGGACAAGGACCTCAAGCAATATCCGATAGTAATGTTTGACACCTACTACCAGAGATTTGGTCAGGTGTATAATATCACAGAAGAGGAGGCTAATTATAATTTATGGGTTCAGGTGATTATGGGCGACAGCACTGATTCAATTAGTGGTATTAAGGGCAAAGGTATCAAGTATGCAGAAAGTGTCTTAAAAGGCTCTAAGAATCACTTTATGACCACTTGTCGAGCATATCGTGATAACTACGGAAGTAGATGGCAGAAGAACTTTATAAAGAATTACGTTCAGGTTAAGTTATTAGATAATCTGAATGTTAAGATTGACTTAACTGAGGTAGATTTTAATCAAGAATAAATTATGGCAAAACAAAAGGTAGAAGCATTTTTCCCTAAGGAGGAAGAAATAGCAATGGTAGGGGTAATTAATAAGGAAGTCAAGGTGGCTTTCTCAGTAGAGAAGGCAGATTACGGATTCTATGTGGTTAGATATAACCTTAATGACAATTTAGAGGGTATTAAAGATACCATAAGTTATAAGAGGATTGACACGAATGAGAGTGATAGTAAGAGGAATAGGGTTGTGTTTAGCAATCAAAGTGATGCAGAGAGAGAGGTTATTCAGTCATACAATCAAGTGTTTAACTATATTCAAGAAAAAAGAAGGTAACTATGGGTATAGAAAGAGAGTTCATTCCATATGAACAAGCATTAGCTTTAAAAGAATTAGGATTTGATGAGCCTTGTTTTGGTTATTATACTGGAGATAAAAAACATCTTGTACTAAGACCAAATATGGGTAGGAGAAATGAAGATTTGAATGATATAGTTTGTACTGCGCCACTTTACCAACAAGCATTTAGATGGTTTAGAGAGAAGTATGAATTTGAATTTCATATTGGATGTTATAGACATACTTCTGTAAAATACTATCAGGTTTATTTAGATGACGTATTAGGTAAACGTTCTTATAGTTTTGGAAAATCACTTACTTACGAAGAAGCAGAACTTGAATGTTTGAAGAAACTAATATCAATTATAAAAGAAAGTAAAAATGGAAACAATTAAGGAGAAAATTATCAATAGAGTAAATGTAATATACAATACTCTAATCAATGCAAATAAAAAAGACTCTGTATCGGAGGATGTTAAGAGTATTAGATTTGTGGTATTCAATGGTAAGACCACAGAAGAATCAATTAAGATTAAGAAAATGTTTGATGTAGTCTTCGAGAGAGAATTAAATAAGAGATTACAAGAAGCAAATAATGAATTAAGTATAATTAATAACCATATAAATAAATAAGATTATGTATTTAGACGAAGCAATTTATAACATTGTAGTAAAGGAATCGAAAGAAGTTAAGGGAGAAGAAACTAAATCATTTGTTGGTAGAAAACTTAAGTGTATGGAAGACAATGCAAACTACACATTAGCTGTGAAAGGAGAGGTAGTTGAAGTGGTAAATCAAGATGGTAGTGTATTAACCATAAGCAAACCAATAAATGGTATTGATGGTATGAAGATAACTTCTTGTATGATTGGTAAGGAATTTAAACTACTAAAGAAGAAAGGCAAGAAAGATACCATAGTTGAAGCAATTGTAGATAAATTTAAGAGCAGGAGTGATGTTGGTATTAAGAAATACAACACCACATTAGATAGGGATGACCTTACAACAGAGCAGTGGATTGATCACGCAATTGAGGAAGGAATGGATATGATTCTATATTTAGAGAGATTAAAGAGAGATATAACTAATATTAAGAAAGCTGTAGGAGATGGAAAATAAGACACTGCAAAGGGTAATCTTTGAACTATCTGGGCAAAAGAATAATAGGGAGTTTGCAAAGTACATCAGGAGATCAGAGAGTTACACATCAAATATGATAAACTCAGATAAGAACATAAGTGTTGAACTCGGAATTGATATGATGCAGAGAATGTATTTAGATAAGGAATTAATTAAGGAGGTTATATTAAATTATATAGATGAAGCTTTCTTTATTTAGAAGATAGTTCTTATATTTGCAAAGGTAAAATAGCTAAGCTGTGTAAAGCGTTCAAACTGATAATTGATTAGAAGCTAAATCCAAAGTAGTGTAACTTGGTAACACAATCAATGGGCAACTGTTGATAAATGAAGTTTCGAATACTTCCTTTGGAGCATAGTAGTTTTCTTATGATAAAAATCTTTACAAATCCTGTAAGGTAGCTATTCCACTTGGTCGTTTCAACTGACAGTATAAGAAAACGGTTAACTCATAATTGACTGTCAAAAGTGGATATGGATTGACTGATGGAAAGACATCTTTTTTTTGTAATCACTTTTTTGTATTAAAATATTTTGTATATTTGCAGAGCAATCCACTACTTGCAGAGAAAATTTATGCTAAATTAGCAATCCGACAAATCTCAATATAGTGTAGTGGCTGTATTGGGATTTTGTCTTTTTAAAAACCACTACAAATGAAAGAACAACCAAACTACTACGCTATTCTTACAGCAGATGTAAGGTATAGTAAACAAATCAATGCAAACGAAAAACTTTTGTATGCAGAAATAACAGCTCTAACACACAAGGAAGGTTATTGTTGGGCATCTAATGACTACTTCGCTGAACTTTATTCTTGTACACCTCAAGCTATATCTAAATGGATTAAAAACCTAAAAGATAATGGGTTTATATCTTGCAATTACATATATAAAGAAGGTTCAAAAGAGATACAAAAAAGAGTGATAAGACTATCTTCAATAGGTATAAATAATGGTTTAACAGGTATCAATAACGATACAATAGGTATCAACATAGAATTAAAGGGGTATCAACATACGATTAAAGATAATAATACAAGTTATAATAATATAAATAATAATTCTCTTGTAGGGTCTTCTCAGACACCTACGAAAAAAGATTCTAAGAAAGATTTATTTAAAACCAAATTATCAGAAGTTGATGTTACTACACTCGATAAGCAAGAACAAGTATATTTTAAAATAGCTATTGGTTTTAGAGATTTATTTATAAAGAACAAAAAGGCTTTAGGTGTTAATGATTTTAGAGACCAAGAAAACGCTACTTACAAAAACTATGTCGATCCAATAAGATTATCTTTTACGCAAGATAAAAAAACAGAGGAAGATTTTAGAAAGGTATATGCTTTTTTAATGAATGATGAATTCTGGATGAAGAATATAATGTCTACATCTAAGTTAAGAGAAAAAATGTCTGATTTACTTATAAGATCATCTTCTGTTCCGACTAAAAAACAAGTACTACCATCAGACTTTTGGGTAAGGGAATTAAGTGATGAGCAAAAGAAACTACTAAGCGATAAAGATTTAGCTACTTGGGAAAGACAGAAGACAGCAAGACTTATGGAGGGCGGTAGAATGTTACCTATAAAAATAGAATATGAAAAATAAAGATATGAAAGTAGCAGTATTTAATAACATTAACGATACATCTGAACCAAGATATGTTGAGGTTAGTAAGATATTAAAGGCAATAAAAGATGGGGCTTTTAAAGATAAGGTAGAGGCTATTAGAAATGAGAACGATAAGGGTAATCAAAGTAGATTAAAGTCGTCTTTGACATCAATACTATTCTCTTCATCTAAACAAGATGGTGTTGAATCAGGTAGAAACAATAAGGTTTCTTGGAGAACAGATAAGGGATTGGTAGAGCATAGTGGTCTTATGTGTCTTGATTTAGATAAGTTCAGTAATGAGTTCGAGATGATTTCTATTAAGGATGATTTAATGAATGATGACTATGTATTCTCTGTATTTGTATCTCCATCTGGTGAAGGTTTAAAGGTATTGGTTAAAGTTCCAACTAAAATTGAAAACCACAGGAAATACTTTTATGGTCTTAAGGAACACTTTAATTCACCTAACTTTGATGATTCTTGTGTTAATGAGGCAAGGGTTTGTTATGTTTCTTACGATGAAGGCATTTATATAAATGAGGATTCTTTAGTATTCGATAAGATGCTTGAGCAAAAAACTCAAATCGTAGAGGTTAAGGAAGTAAAGGTTCAGGTTAAAGCTGATAATAATAGAATTATAGATGGTCTTTATAAGTGGTGGTCAGATAGATATGGTCTTATAGACGGAGAGAGAAATAGGAATACCTACATCCTTGCTATGGCTTTCAATGAATTTGGAATACCTGAGTTGCAAGCTAAGTCTTTTATGTCTCAGTTCGAACACACTGGTTTTGAAATTCAAGAGATTAATTCTTGTATCGAGAGTGCTTATAATAAGACACACGTATTTGGAACTAAGTCATTTACAGATGAAGATACCATAATAAAAGAATATCTGCCTAATGATGTATCTCCAAAACAAAGTATATCCGTAAACCTTGAGAATATATACAAGGCTTCATTTGTTGATGTAACAAAGAAGATTGAGTATCCACCAGTAGCAGTATCAATTGGAACGCATAGAATGGGTAGTAAAGATTTTCCTATACCATTTGGTACTTATGGAAACTTTAGTTGTATTGTTGGAGCATCTAAGTCTAAGAAGACATTCTTAAAATCTTTGATTACAGCTTCTTTTATTGGAGGTCAAACATCTAACTATACATCGTCTATAAAAAGCCACAGAGATAGGGAATGCTTTATTATTGATTTGGATACTGAGCAATCAAGTTGGCATGCCCAGAATGTATTTAAGAGGGTCACAAGATTAGTTGGCGTTGAAAATTACGAGTTTTATAAGCCTTTTGCATTAAGACCATACGAGCCTAAAGAAAGACTTCAATTTATAGAGTGGTTGATTTACGAAAGCGAGATGAAGGATAATATTGGTTTTATAGCGATTGATGGTCTTGCTGATTTAGTTAACGACTTTAATGATCTAAAAGAAAGTCAGGCTGTAATACAAAAAGTAATGAAGTGGACCGATGATAAGCAATTTCACTTAACAACTATCTTGCACTCTAACTTTGGAACTACTAAGGCTGTAGGGCATATAGGGTCTTCTATGTTAAAGAAGGCAGAGACTGTATGTCAGGTAACTCCAGAAGGTGATTGTGTTAAAGCTCACTTTAGCCACACAAGGGGATTTCCAATAGCAGATTTTTGTTATTCAGTTAATGAAGATGGTCTTCCTTACTTGTTGAACGAGAATGCAGAGCCTATAATTAGAAAGGTTGTAAAGGAGATTGATGAGTGTGATACTCCATTGCCAACACCTACACCAGACCAAGCGTTTGGACCAATAGATATTAATAACGCAATACCATTTTAATATATGAAATTAGTAGATAAAATACAAGAGGCACGCAGTAATAAACTTAGCGATTACTCTATAATTTATACACCTACCGCTGAAGTTATTGAGGGGATAGCAGATGAGTTTGCTATTGAGTTTGCGGAGTGGTTATATAAATGGGATAATACTAGGCTGCCTAATGGAAATTGGATTATTAAATTAGGACTTAAACCTTATACATCAGCAGAAGTATTAGAAATCTATAAAAAAGAAAAAGGACTATGAATACATACACCGTAAAAGATATAGCTGAGTACTGCAATATAGATAAAACAACTATAACGCATAGAATGAAGGTATTAGGCATAGTAAAGGATAATAGAAAGAGTGGTAAGGTGCTTTACTTTGATGAAGAAGAATTTGAGAGTATTATAAACTTTAAGAAGAGTCATTATAAGAGGTTGTATTCATCACTTATATATTCAAAGAAAAAGATATATATAATAGAGTATTTCTTGTCTAATAAAGATAACTCAAGTCCAGAGATTGCATCTTACTTCGATGTGCCTGAGAGTTTTGTAAATGCCACGCTTACAGAATATTTAGAAAATAATTCGACAATTTTAGTTAGTAGTAAAATTAATTTAGTAGATTTGTAAAAAAAATAAAATATGCTTCTAATTATATCGTTACAATTAACACTTATAGGATACATTTTACATTCAATTTTAAAAGAAATAAAAAGAAAATAAGATATGGAATTACAACTTAAGTCATACGGAAAAACAATAACCTTTAAAACTGAACACGATGATGTTTCTTTAGAGGAATACTTTGAGGCTTTTGAAGGATTACTTGTTCAAGCTACATTTCATCAAAAAAGTATTAGGGAGTTTATTATAGAGTGGGGAAAAGAATTAGAGGATTTTAAAGATAAGTAAGGTATGGAAATAAAATGTTATTGCGGTCATACAGATAGATGTGATTGCGATCCTGAGATAGAGGTTATAAAGAGTCAAGAGCTTTTATTTAATGAGAATACAATAAAGATTAAATTCGAGGATTGGCATCATCAATGCGGTGATGGTTGTTGTGATAGCTACGGAACATACTTGTACTTGAATGGTAAGAAATTAGAACACCCTAATCCTGAGATACACGATAATGGTTACTTAGGAGAAGATGTTCAGACTGCTTTAGAGGCTGTATTAAGGGAGTTAGGATATAAAGTTGAGTTTGATTATGGAGCATAATTATAGATTGGTTAGAGAAAGAGATGGTTTAACTAATAAATCTTTTGCAATTAAGTGGTTAGAATTTGATGAGAATGGAAGATATAAAGCAGACTTTCAATCAGCAGCCGTAGGTAGAAGTTTAATTATGTCTCCGTTTAATATTTATTTTACCTGGCAAACAACACCAGTAACTGAAATACTTGAAGATAAAGATGATTACATTAGATTTGCAACAGAGAATAGTATTTACGAATTATTTAGAGAATAAGATATGGGTAGAAATAGATACATAGACAATGTTTTAATTAGCCTAAAGAGGGAATATCAAAAAGATGAACTTGTGTCATATTTAATAAAGACCATTTCAAATTTAGAAATTGAAAACGGAAAATTAAAATCTTATATTGCTGAGTTAGAATTTAAAGAAGAATCAGTAAATAAATATAAGAAGGAAGTTGTAAGGCTTCATAAAGCCATAAGCACTATGCATTTACAAAAAAATTAAAGAATAAATTATGACAACACTACAATACGAAGATAGTAATTATAGACAAAAGCAATTACAAAAAGAAAAAGAAGATTTTGCTGTTAAATTTTCTGAATGGGTAGAAAGTTTAAGAAGTAGTGAAATTGACACTATTGACTACGATTTATACTTGAGATATAATACAGAAGAACTATTAGAAATTTATAAAAAAGAAATAAAATGAGCTTAAGAATACTTCACATCTCAGATACCCATACATATCACGATTTATTAAATATACCAAGCGGTATTAATATGATTATACATTCAGGTGATTGTAGTAATCCAAGAGATCCTTATAACAACGAACCAGAAGTTAGAGACTTCATTGATTGGTATAAAGAATTACCTATAAAATACAAGATTTATGTTGCAGGCAATCACGATACCTCAATTGAGAAAAAACTTGTAACAAAGAAAGATTTCGAAGATGCTGGTATTATTTATCTTGAAAATGAATCTGTAACAATTGATGGGATTAAGATATTTGGATCACCACACACACCTAACTTTGGTAATTGGGCTTTTATGAAGGAAAGAACAAAGCTTGAGAGATTCTGGAGATTGGCAATTGATGAAGATGTAGATATTGTTGTAACTCACGGACCACCAAAAGGAATCTTAGATAAGTCTTATGATAAGAATAACTATATGGAATCTTGCGGAGATAAGTCTTTATTGAATAGGATATTAGAGGTGCAGCCTGCTTATTGTCTTTTTGGACATATCCATAACTGCAAGGATATTATCAATGCTGGTGTGCAAAAGTTAAGTATTTGCGATACTTGGTTTAGCAATGGCTCAGTTGTAACAGATGGTAGATTTGGTAAATTAAGTAGTAATGGAAATATAATAGAGATATGAGTACAAAATTTGGAATATTAACACAAAACATTGAACACGAAAAGTTAGTAGATGAAGATAATGATTTATTAGATTATATATCAAGAGATATATTTGAACCTGTATTTTTTAGGGGAACTTATAGTAAGTGGTTAATAAAGGTTGGAGAATATCTTCCAGACGATATGAGGGTTTATGCTTTAGATAATACCCAACAAGGTATTTATACAGTAGGTGATTGTAAAGAATTTTTAAAGAAGGAAAAAGAATGAAAGAATTAGAATCAGTAAGGATGAAGCTTTGGTGTGATGTATATGTAGCTTATGTATCAGCGCCTAATGCCATTAAAAATGATGGAGCTTTTGTATGGGCTAATATCGCATTAAAAAGATTTGATGAAACATTTAAAGAAGAGTAAAATGAATAAAGAAAAACAATACCTTGAGTTAATAAAGGTTCAGGAACAAATAATAAAAGATTTAAAGGCAAGTAATTATATGACACTACTCTTAGGAGGTATAGCTGGATTTACACTTTCGCACTTAATATTAACCTTAATAAAATAAATTATGTCTTGCACATCGCACCAAATCGAGTTGGAAAGACTTCATAAGGAGTTAGAGGAGGTAAAAAATGCCATTCAATTCCACTATCTACAGGGTCATAATGACGAAGCTTTAAATAGGAGATACCACGAATTGTTATCAGAGATTAATCAAACTAAATTAAGTAAATTTTAAAGACATGAAGGAAACAATAAACTTTTTAAAGGATAATAAAGGAAAGTACCTTAACTTTAAAGACATAAATAAAACCTACTACACTGATTCATTTGTAAACGCAACACCAATACCAAACATTAAGGATGCAATTAAATTAGCTGAACACTTTAAGTTAGAGGTTAAGAGTGTTGATGTTGAGGTATTTAAGACAGAATACTCTAAGATAGTATCAAAGATATTAGTTGTTGGTGAGTTATTATACAGAGAATTGAATAGGTATAATGATGACATACCAGTTATTCCAGGATTAAACAAGCACGTTAGAAATGCTGTTCGTAATGCTTCAGATAAGTTAAAGGCTTTTCATAAACTATCCGATTCTATTGTAGCAACTGGTAAAGATGAGTTATTCTTTGAGGCTTCAGGAGACTTTGAGGAGTTAATGAATTGCATAGTTGATGGTCTTGAGAAAGATACTATGAAAGATTTGGTAAAAAAACTTAAGAAAAATACTAAATAGATTATGAAGAACATTCATATAAACAACGATGATAACTACGCAACTCCTCCAGAATTTTATGAAGAGTTAAATAGTCGTTTCAACTTTGATTTCGATCCTTGTCCTTATAACGAAGGAGAAATAGTAAATGATGGACTACAAATTGAATGGGGTTACTCTAACTTTGTAAATCCACCTTACTCTCAAAAACTAAAAGAAGCATTTATAAAGAAGGGTATTGAAGAAATGAATAAAGGAAAGGTTTGTGTATTCTTAATACCAGTATCTACATCTACTAAGTTGTTTCACGAATCAATAAAACCAAATGCAATTTCAATTGAATTTATAAAAGGGAGAATAAAGTTTGGTAAAATAGATAGTAATGGTAATTTTTATCTTCCACTTAATTCCAAAGGAAAGACTCAAAGCGGAACAAAAGATAGTATGATTGTCGTTTTTGATGGTAGATTTAAAAAAAACTCATAAAAAATACTAAATAATCAATTTTTTTTATATAACTTTGACATCAAATAAGAAATTATTATAGTGAAGTATGATAGAAGATTAATAAAATCGAAGAAGATTACCATTGATGGTATTAACTTCTCGTCTCGTTTAGAAGGTACAATGTACAAACTTCTTAAGGAAAACAATATAAACTTTAAATACGAGTCAGAGAGCTATACACTTTCTGACTCTTTCATTTTCAATAATAACTACCACGCAAGGTTATCATCTGGTAAAGGTGATTATATCAATCGTGGTTTTAAGAAGGTAAATGATATGTCTTATAAACCTGACTTTGTGATTAGACATAATGACTATTATGCAATCATAGAGACCAAAGGTTTGCCAACAGAACCTTACAATATGCGAATGAAGCTATTTAAGGGTATGTTAAATCGACAGAATATTAAATGTGACATATATGTTCCGCAAACAAATTTAGAGTGCGTAGAAACGATTAAATTAATCCTTGAAAGAATATAAAGAAATGGAAACTAAACACCCAAGACACCAAGTTAATAAGGCACTCCTTGAAAGCGAGAGAATTGTATTAATCAATCGAATGATGAAAAAAATTAATCAAGCAACTGATTTCTTGTACGAGAGTATGGTAGACCACGAAAGAGCCTATACATTCTCTGCAATAGATAAGATACAATCTTACTGCGAGGAAATCAAGAATGACTTTGATAAATACCTGAAAAAAGATGGACAATAATCTTAAAGAAAAATTATTAAATAGAGTTAGCGAACTTTATTTAGAGAGTCAAAATATAACTCAGTCTTGTATCACTGCTTGTCGTGAGAGTGATGTTGAGTATAATGATAGTTTACGGAGGTCGTTTTCAAAGAAGTTAAAAGACTTAGGTCTTACAAATGACTCTGAATCAGATAGTAATAATTACTCAAACGATAAAGAAAAGAAGCCTAAAGGATTTACAGCAATAGGTCCTGATGGTCAGTTAATGTCTATTGAGAAGTATTGCGAGTTTTATGGTTTAGATTGTAGTAAGATTAGGAGTTATAAATTAATATCTCACTCAGGAATACCATTTTATAATGTTGTATTTTATTCTTCGGAAGATGATGTTATGTTTAACCTTGAAGATAGCTTTGAAGAAATAGTAAAGAAACATATAAAACCAGTTGTCTTTGAAGATCTAAAGACATTAGATAATAATGATTGGTTTGATAGACTTGTTTATACTGACACCCATATAGCTATGAATGTAAATGGTAAAGATGGAGATTCTTTATATGAAGGTAAGTGGGATAAAGAAGAGGTGTTGAATAGGTTGCATAAGATGATTAGTCACGTCAAGAAATTCTCTACTTGTAATACATTGATTATAGATGATTTAGGTGATTTTATGGATGGTCTTGGAGGTAATACAACAAGAAAAGGTCACGAACTTCCTCAGAATATGAATGACAAAGAGGCTTTTGATTTAGCCTTAGAGTTTAAGATTTACTTAGTAGATGCCTTGATTGATAATTATGATACAATAGTTTGTAATAACATAACCAATGACAATCACTCAGGAGTATTTTCTTACTTTGTTTCTCAAGCCGTAAAGAATATTTTAGAAGCTAAATACCCTAATAAAGTTTATGTTAACTCTATAAAGAGATTTATACACCATTACTCTGTAGGTAATCATACATTTGTGATATCTCACGGAAAAGATATTGGTGAGCAGAAGTTTGGATTTAAACCAAAGTTAGATGCTATTCAGGCTGAAAAGATAGATCAATATTGTAAGGAACATAGATTGTATAATGGTAATTACATAGAATTTAGTAAAGGAGATTCTCATCAAGCTATATATGACGACACTACAAGTAATGATTTCAGTTACTATAACTACCCAGCATTCTCTCCTCCAAGTAATTGGGTTAAGACAAATTTTAAGAATAGCAAGTCTGGATTTAACTTTTTTAACATAGATAAAGAAAATAATACAAAAATATCAATACCTTACTGGTTTTAAAATAAAGTAACAACCTTATGGAAATAAATAAAGCAATAGAAATGGTATCACACTTTATGATAGCTTGTGACCAAGAAGTAAAAGGAAGACCATCTAATGTAGAAGATAAAGTAGCTTCACTTAGATATAACCTTATGTCTGAAGAGAATAGAGAGTATTTTGTGGCTTGCTTACAGAATAATAAAGTAGAAATACTTGATGCCTTAATTGATATGGCGTATGTATTATTTGGTACAGTCGCTGCACACGGAATGACTGAAGAGTTTATCAAGGGATTTACTTTGGTCCACGAGAACAATATGACTAAGGTTCAAGATGACGGAAAGGTGTTGAAGAATCCTGATGGTAAGATTTTAAAGCCTATGGGATATACATCTGTAAATCTAAGTGCGTTACTATAAAATAAAAAAGGAGGGGAATTTAACCCCTCCAATTTTTTTACTTATTATTTTGTTTCTTCCTTAGTATTTCAAAGTATTCATCGCTAGTATCTTCATCGAAATCATCTCCCATCATTTCAATATATTTAATATTATCTCCTTCCATTAAATCACCTACATTATCGTAAATATACTTAGCTCTATCCCTACCTTTACTCACTTTATCTAATTTCTTTATAGCTGGAATAACAAACTTTTCACTTATCTTTTCGTTAGCTTTCTTTATAGCTTCCTTTAATATGCTTAAAGATGTTTCTTCTGATATATTCTCTTCTTTAGCAAACTCATCTAACTTGTCAGTTAACTCTTCTACTGTCATTAAATTCTCTCCACTATAATACTTATTCTCAAGTAACTTAAATGCGTCTTCAGATAGCTCTTCTTTTATCTTAGACTCCCTTACTTTATAGTAGCCTTTAGTCTTATCCATACCGCCTAACTTCTTAAGGAATTCAACCTGCTCTACTACACTCTTGCGCATTAAATTAAGTCTTATATTCTCAATGTACTCTGCTTTTTGTTCAAAGCCCATCTTAGACAACTCGTTCATTTGCTTCTCATTTAAGAATGATGTATTTAACGTCTTATTAGGTGTTAATCTAGGATATACAGCCTTATCTAAAGTTTCTCTAAATGTATTTAACTCTTTTTCGTACTGCTTGAATTCATCTTGAGTTACCTTACCTGTTACTAAAGACCAATAATCTTTGTAGTCATAACTTTCACTTCCAACCGCTACAACGTAGTCTATATTCTTTTTAAGTTTAGCTCCAGCAAATCCAGTTCCAGTCTCTAAAGCAAATAAGAATTGGTCTGTATTTGTGTATATCTCTTTCTTATCAATTACATTATCAATACCCCTCATTGTTATAGATATGTTTGGTGAAGCTCCTTTTAATGCTTGCATAACCACATCTTGAGATTTAAGATCGGAAGGATTTACATCCATCTCCATAACGTCAGGACTATATTTAATTAAAGCAGCATTCTTAATTGAAGATGTTAACGTTCCAGCAAACCCCATACTCTCAAGTATAGAATCTATAATTTTATTTCCAAACTGCAATATAGATGTCTTCTTATCTGCTTTACTTTCCTCATCTTCATCATCACTGCCTCTAAGAGCCTCTTTTATCATTACAGGAAGTATTAGTCCAAAAGACGACATAGCTATAATCCTCTTCATCTTAGAAGCATAATCTCCATCTTTTCTTAACATTGAATTTATATCAGAACTCATCATCTCCATAATCTGTCTTGGAGATTGCAAATATCCTCCTAAACCTAAAGCTAAAGCCCATTTCTGATAAAACGCAGTACCAGTATAGAATGGAGCATTTGATTGCAATGTCTTATTAACTTCCTCTGCAAAGAACTCATCTACATTTTCAGTAGTTGTAGTTTGCGAGTCTACTTGGTATTTACCTTTATATAGTGGTGTTAAAGCTATAACTGATATTTGGTCGAATACTGTTGTGAATATAAGTAAGTCAGATATTAATGCTCCAGAAACCCTGTAACCTAAGTTATCATTTATACTTTGAATAGCAGCAACCTCAGCATTATCTTTCCTCTTATTTGTTCTCTCAATGTAGTTCTTCGAATTAACTATTGCGTTATAAGCTTCTTTTAATTCATTAAACTCTTTATTTCTAGTTTCTTTTTTAGCTAAATTCTTTAATGTATCTTTTAGGTATTTAAGGTTTCCTTTCTTAGCATAAGCAATTGGAATACCAGTTAACTGAGATATAGCTGAAAATGCATTTAAAGCTAACTGAGCCGCTCTAAGTGTTGATCTACTTGCTACCCAAAATCTTGATGCAGACCCTACTAAGTCTTTAGACCCCATAGATGTATTATAAGCATCGTCTCTAACTATGTTTAATATCTTTGTCTTAAACTTATCATTCCAACTTTTTCCAAATGCACTAATCATAGCCACATTGTTTCCTTCATTAGCATATAAATTCCTAACATCAGATACAATATCAGACCCTTGAACTAATGTGATAGCTTCTTTTGCTATATTGTCAAATGAACGTGTTACAGATAAATCATTAAGGTTTAAATTACCTCCAGATGTTCTTGTAAATAAAGAAGGGAATAATAGACTATAATCAGCATTAGGATTCTCAGAATCTTCAAAGAACTCTAAAACATTGCCTTCATTTGTACCAGATAATGATTCAGCCGATAATGGATAGTATGGTATCTTTTCAGGAAGACCATTAGGGTAAACCATATCTAAAATCTCATACAAATCTCTAGTTGACTTATCATCTTTAATTTTTAACGCATCCTCTTTACTAACATATTTTGCCTCACCTAAAGTATCATATCCTAATTTATCTAATGTAGGATTTACATAATCTCTTATATTTTCAAACAATTTAGCAGACTTATCAGCAACCTCTCTAATTCCAGGATTCTCATTTACATAAGATATAATAGCCTTAGCGTCATCAATTGAATATGAATTTAAGAATTTATTCAATCCTTCAGGTTGTCTAAGCATATTAAATAATGCTGCAACACCTTCATTCTTCATTTTATCGAAAGGAATATATCTACTTACAAATTGGTCTTTAAATTTCTTTATAGAAGGGTCTTTCTTAATCATTAAATCTAATTCGTCAATAATACCAAGATAGTCTCCTTCAACTTTCTTTCCATTAACATCTATGCTAAATTGAATTTCATTTCTACCAACAAAAGACCAAAGAGGACTACTCTTATCACCACCCTTAAATATAGCAACAGCAGTCTTAATTACATCGTATGTATTAGACTTTAAGATTCTATTATTGTTTAAGAAATTATCTTTACCAATAACATCCTTAATAAAGTTATCACGAACATCTCTAAATTCACTTACTTTTCTACCAAGCTTCTCAGAGTAAACCTTCAGTCTATTTATCCAATTTTTATCAAGGAATTCTTTAGCTCCTTCAACTGAAAATAAAGGCTCAAAAAATTTATCAGCACTGAATGTTGCGGTACTATATCTTCTTCTAATGTCATTAAAAGCCGTTTTAAAGCCCTTTCTATTAGTTTCCGCACTACTAGCTACATTTGATGTAGATATTGGATTAAAAGACACCCTACTTAGTCCTTCAGTATCTGTGATAAAGTTAGATTTACCTGATTTTGTATTCAAATATATCTTACCATTAAAGATAACTCCACCTGAGAATTTATCGAAAATCTTATCTATTGTAGTTGACTCTAGTTTAACTGTTTTCTTAGGCTCAATACTCTTATTCTTATTTAAAGAAATTATAGCTAATCTATTTGCATTCTCTCTTGATTTAGAATCTCTTGCTTCATTTATAGCTTTTCTTGCCTTAATACCATCTTTTAATAGTTTATTAACCTCCAAATAAAATACAGTCTTATCAGCTATTGTAGGGTTGTTTATTTTAGAGAACTTCTTCTTAGCCTCTTCAATCTTCTTCTTAAATTCATCAGTTACTTTAGTTTTGGTAACTTTTCCAGAAGTTTTATCCTTGTAAAAAGTATCTTTAGAAGCTTCCTTGATTTTCTTGTCAAGTATAGCCTCGTCTCTTAACTCTCTTCTAAGATATAAGTCATCTATAATATCATTAATCTTTTCTGCTTGCCCCTCAAAGTTTGCATCAGTAGTATTTTGAACTAATGACGTTATTTTCTGATAAGCAGACTTCATAATATCAGAAGCATCAAGACCAACTAAATTAGACTTTACAAATTGATTTAAGTCTTTCTTTAACTTATCAATTTCTTTAGCTCTATTTTTCGTTATAGATATAGCTTCTTTAGCTGCACTAAATAGCTCTTGTAGTTGACTCTTAACTTCTTTTAGTGGTTTTACTTTTTCTTCACCTTGCTCGGTAGACTCTTCAGGTTTTGCTTCGGGTTCTCCTTGCTCCACTTCTTCGCTAACTGCGGTTTCTGGCTGTACAGGAATTTCACTTGTTGTTTGCTCTTGAATGGCATCTTTGTCTTCTTTTTTAGTTGATAATTGTTTTAATGCGTATTCCTTTAAATCAAAATCAGAAACAGATATATAGCCCATATCTCTAACTAGTTTTATACCATCATTTATAGCTTCCGCAAGAGTTTTACCTGCTTTATAAGAAACCTTAATTCCTTGTAAGAACTTTTTAGCAGCGTAAGCTGGTAAGGCTATTGAAGCATCAAAAGCACCCTTACCTTTTAAATCTAAAGCACTTATAGCTTTATCTAATAGTTTCTCAATTCTATCTCTTTCATCTTTCTTAAAGCTTTCTATTAAGTTTTGAGCCTCTTGTAAATCTTTTTTATCTGCCTTTGTTTTTTTAGCTTTAAATACGCCAATAGCTTTATTTCTTGTAGCCTCATCTCTAATACCAACAAGTTTACCTTCAGGATTTACTTGTGATACGGCAAATGTTCCATCTTGTTTTTTGGTTACTTGAAATACTCTTTGACCTACCTTAACTAAATCTTTGTTCTTAGATTTCTTAACTAATTCATCTAATATTTCTTCTTCTATTTTAGCTAATAATTCTTCTGATTTCTTTTCTTCTTCTTTAAGTTCGTTAAGTGTTTTAGATTGAAACTCTTCTCTTCTCTTTCTTCTTTCTTCAGAATTTCTTTTCTTCTCTTCTGCTTTTATTTCTTTATCTGTTTTTCCAACAACTTCTTTACCAGCCACTTGTAAATTAAGTTTTGTCTCTTTTTTGTCAGATTGCAATGAAACATCTTTTAAAATTCTCTCTGCTTTTTCTCCAGATATTCTTCTTACAAGACCAGTTTCTTTTTCTTTTAATTTAACAACAGCTTTTCCTTTTTTGTCTCTCGCTCTACTTACAAATTCATATTCTTTACCATCTATTTTTACTACTGGTATTGATTTACCTTGCTTAGCTTCCGTTCTTACTCCTTCTTGAGGGAATTTAGAAATACCAAAAGACGCTATCGGTCTGTTAGAATCTTCATTAACCTTTCCTAACTCTATTATTTCATTATTTGTTTCAAATACAATAGTGTTTCGATTGGTATCATCTATCTTAATCATACCTTCTTTTGATCCAATATATCCTTTTTGACCGATATTATCAGATAAACTACCCTCTATTCTTTGTTCAGTAACTTCTTGTCTTAAAGCCTCTATCTCGTCTTCTGGAATAGTTATTACCTCATCTTCTTGTATTTCTAAATCTTCATCTTTAGGCGTTACTATTTCTTCTTGTGTTTTAATGTTTTTTTTGTTAATTTCTTGTTTTTGACTGTCTGTTAAATCATTTTCAGATATTTCAACTATGCCTGCATCTATAGCAAAAATATTTCCGTTATCATCTTTTATAAAATTGTCAGACGTATCTGATATTCTTAAAAACTTACCATCTACATTTACAACAAAGTTATCATTTCCTATATTTAAAAAACCTTTAGACTCTAAATAAGAAGAAACCTCTGATTGAGAAGCGGTCTCTCCTTTTAAATAATTTTGTTTATATATAGGGTTTTTAACTCCATTTTGCTCATAATAACCTATAACCTCAAGACTGCCATCTCCAATTAAATTACTTATTGAAATTGCATCCTTTACTCTTGGCATAAACCCCTCATTACTTCCGTAAGGCTCTCCTATCTTTATAACAGTTTTTCCATCTTTACTTATATAAACAGAATGCTCACTTCCTTCAGCTAAGAATTCATAGTCATTTAAAAAATCACCAATAAAACCTTGTCTAGATAGAGAGATTTCTATTTTATCTAAGTTATTATTATTAAAATCTAACTCTACAGAATTTATTTTTTCTTGCAACCCGACATTACCTTCTTGCTGTGTTGTGCTAACGGTTTGTTCTTCGGCTGTGGTTGTAGGCTTTTCTTCACTGGTGATTTGCCCATCAGTTTGCTTTCTTTTTGCATCTTCTTCTATTTTTTGGTTATATAATTCTTTTGCTTTGTTGTTTATTGATTCTGCATTTATATTTATTAAAGTTTCTTCTTCTCCTTTATCAATCAATGCTTGTTTTAATATACTTTTTGCTTCATCTTTGAATTTAGTCTGAACTTCTTCAGGTAATAAATCAAATGATGTTTTACTTCCATCTATTAACGCATCTCTGTTAGAAATCAACGAAGTGTATAATTCTTTTTGAGCATCTAATAATACCTTCTTTTCTTCTTTAGATAATTCTTTGTTCTCATTTATCTTATTAGCCTCTTGAAGCATATTATCTATTTCTGTATTTAAAGATTCAATAGCACTTACTCCTCCAGCATCTTTCTTAACCTTATCTATTATAGATAAATTGGTCTTATCTATATTTGATTGTATCTTAGAAATTCTATCGGAATATATAGCTTTAGTTTCTTCACTAACATTTTCACCAAGTTTTCCTTTCCAATAATACAACTCTTTTTCAAGTTCAGAAATCTTATTCTTGTCAGAAGTAGATGCAATTCTATTTATAACACCTCTACCCATAAGTGGGAATATTTTAGATATTAATGTAAATGTTGTAGTATCTTTTATTACATCATCAATAGATTGACCTATATTCACGCCATCTTCATTAAGCACAAATACTCTTGATAAGTCCTGGAATATTTCAGCTAAAGACTCTTCCGTGTTCTCTTTTAATAAATCAGTACCAAGTTCTTTTGCCTCATCTAATCCTTTTTTGGTCCAGCTTTTCCAAAATATATTAGCAGTCTCTGGTTTTGAAAGTAGCGAGTTAAATGATTTGGATAACCTTAAGGCTGTTGGCAAATTACCTAATATATCAGCTCCTCCAGTAATACCTCCGTGAATCAACTTCTCAGCAAACGTATGTACTTTACCTATCTCTCCAGGCTCAACTAAACCTCTTTTAAACCTCTCTTCAAATTCTTCAGATTCACCAACACCTCTACCAAAACCTGATGAAAAATAAACGGCAGATTGTCTTAATAAAGGCATAGCTACTTTTCCATATCCAGCAAGCATAGGTAAAGCCATTTGACCTGTTTGAGTAGCTGTTACATCTGATACATAGTTTAGTAAACTACTTGCGTTAGTTACTTCCTTTACATCTTCTCTTACAAGTTCTTTTTGTTTCTCTAACTCTTTAGAAAAGTCGTAGTAATTATAATCTTTAAATACTTTATTGAATAGGTATGAGTCAGCTCCTTGTAAAGGAAGACCTATTTTACCTTTAAGTTTGTCTGATAATTCAGCTAATGTTTGAATTGTCTTAATAGTTCCATTCACTGTCTCTGCTGCCGATAAATAAACCTTATCTCCAAAAACACCATCGTAACTTCTTCTTGAGTTATCGAAGTCGTCATAAGCATCTTCTTTTCCAGTGAATGATTTATCAAATTTCTCTATGTAGTTAAGTTGAGTATCTAATGCAGAATTAAAGTCGTCTGCTTTAGATTTAATTTCTTCCTCTAACTTACTAACTATTTGCTTTAAATTAGGATTTATAGGGCTAGATGCAGCTTTATCTTTATTAGTTTCGTAGTAAGATATAAAATCTAAATCATCTTGATTCTTATCTTCTTTATTTAAAAGACCATTGTATATATCTGTAGCGTAATCAAAGTTACCAAATATTATCTGGTGGTTTAATACATTCTTAGTTTGCTTTAAGTCATTATAAAAACCATCTACCTTCTCTTTATTTAATTTTAATAGGTTTGAGTATTTTACAGACTCTTTATTTAGTGTATTGTATTTTTCAAAATCATTTATTCTTAATGCATCTTGAATTTTAATAACTTCACCAGATTTAGGGTCTACATATTCTTCATTTTTTATTTCGTTTAAGAATTCAGCGTCTTGATTCTCAATATAATTATCCTTAGCTTCCTTTAATTTTATCTCTTTTGCTCTTTCTTTTAATCTCTCAGGAGTTACGCTTTTACCTTCTTTTTCAAACTCTTGCTTTGCTTTATTAAAGTATTTATCTACAGATGTTTTATCAGCTACAACTCCAGTGCTTCCTATTACTTCACTTGCTTTCTCCCCAATACCAAATGGCAAATTAGAAGCTAAGGCTAAGGCTGTATTCCAAGAGCCTCTTGCAAAATTTTCTACATTATTAAGAAATCCTTTACCAGCTAAAGCATCTTCGAAATCTATGCTTTCTTTGGTTAAGTAATTATCAAGACCTTCTTGTTGAGACGCTTTTCTTTGCTTTTGTTTTTCAGACACCACTACGCTTAATGGGGATACTGGAGCAACTTTAAAATCATTATCAACTTGAGCAGATACAGCTTCCGTAAATGTATTTGGTTTTACATTGAACTGAGAAGTTATATCTACTACAGGTTTTTTATCAATTACAGTAATTTCTTTCTTCTTCGCTTCTTTAAATTCTTTTGACTTTTGCTCTGTAAAAGACTGAACAGGTGCGCCAAATAAGGCTTTATTTTTCCCAACAGAAGATGCCGAAGCCCCAGTTTGAAGAGGTTTTCCTCCAACCGAAAAAGACTTTGCTTTCGTTTGTTGTACAGGAGATACCGAAGGAGCTTCTTCTGAAGTACCAGTCGATTCTACTTTTTTTTTTGACGTTACGCTTGAGTATTTCTGTAAGAACGAGTCTTTATCTTTAGAGTAAAGACCATCTCTTTTTACAACCTCATAAACCTTGTCTTTATAAGGCTCATCATTAGACCATTTATTTTGAAATTCATCAAAGGATTTTGTGTATTTCCCCTCTCTTACTAATACTTCGTATAATTTTTTTAATTCGTCCATTTTTATGTGTAAATTATTAATCTAATTCAGCCTTCTTATTAAACCCAGCTAACTCTCTGTATTTATCAAATAACTCATCGGTAGAACTTAATCCTAATGCATTTGCTACGTTACCAGCTTGGTCATCTGCTTCTCTAGGTATAACTAATTCGTTTCTGTTAGTGGTCTTTATTCCAGACAAACTTCTTTTAGCTAATTCAAGTTCATTCTTCTTTTCGTTATAAGCGTCTGTATTACTTCTTAATGAAGCAAGTTGTTTTTCTATGTCACTAACGTCTTCTTTTGTATATGTTTGACTTTCTGTACCAGTAGGCTCTGAATACTTAACTTTTATGAATTCTTTACCTTGTGCATTCTTAACCATATATACGTTAAGTAATACAAGATTATCTACTACCTTAGTACCAACAGGTTTTCCTTTTTCATTATAAACATTCACCTTCAAAGAAGATACTCTAGGGTTTTTAGCCCCAGAGGCATCCCAAGCGTGTCCTTTACCTCCTCCAGGTAATCTAAAGTCAGTAGGTTTAATTATTTCCTTCTCGTCACCTTTACCTCCTCCATTATTACTAGGTGGCGCTCCATAACCTCTCTCAACTTCTTTACCGTATGATTTAGCCATATTATCATAAAAGTACTTAGATGCCGCTTTCTTTTCGTCATCAGTCCAATTACTTGTTTTTCTTACTTTAGTCGTAGGCTTTATTTCAGATTGATACCACTTTGTCATCGCTGCATTATCTCCAGCTAATGCGTCTGCCGCTAATTGTATAGCTTCTCTTTGAGGTTGAGCCTCTGGAGAATTTATATCTCTAACCTTAACATTGCTATAATAACTACCACTTTCTTTTAATGGAGCTGTAACTCTATCTACAACTTTTTTATATTCATCATTTAATTCAATATCCCCTACAAGATTTAGATTGTCTTTTACAAACCCACCTATATATTGAGGCTCTCTCTCTGTGCCATCTTGGTCATACAATTGAACAAATCCTCTACCATCTTTAAATATGTACTTAGCCTTACCATCTCTAAGTTGTTGTAAATCAGACATTACTTCATCGTAATTATCTTTATTTAACTTACCAGATTTAGCCAAGTCTTCAGCTGTCTTAAAGTAATCTGCCAAACCTTTGGCTTCATTTGTTATGGTATTCATTTCGTTTACAGTCTTATCGTATTCGTATAGATACCTAGAATCTCCTGTTTTTTCGTATAGCTTTTTATTCTCTATTGCACTATTGTAAAAGTCTTTATATAATTTAGACATAGATTCATCATATCCAGCTAGACCAGAAGCTGAATAAGCATTAGGGTCTTTTCTATCTTTTAATTCATCTGCCTTTGCTTTCGCTATAGCTGCTGCCTTAGTTTTTTTAGCTAAGTCTATCTTATCAAATTCAGCCTTAACCATTCCTCCAAAGTCAGGACCTTGAATCGGTTGTACTTGAGCGTATGTTCCTACATTACCTACTACTGCCATTTCTTTTTATTCAAAAATTAAATTACCACTATACGGATCAACAGAATAACCTCTTAAGTTATTACTTATATTTGCTTTTCTTTGAACAGGTGTTGTTAAAGAAGGTATATTGTAATTGCCAAATAAAGGTTGATTTTCTAAATAATTCATAGCTCCTAAACCACTTCCTCCTGTTCTAGTTAAAGTATTGTTTAAACCACTGAAAGCTTCATTCATTTTATTTGAGGAAGTATCTAATGCCTTTGTAGCTTGTTCGGCTGTTTTAGTTAATCCTTTAGTAGCTTCATTAGACTTACCTAAAGCCCCAAGACCAGCTATTCCTGTTTGAGCTATCCCTCCAATACCTTGCCACATCTGTTGATTACCAGCATTGTATTGTGAAGACAATCCTGATATATCTTGCATCTCTCTTTGCTCTTGCATATTTCTAATGTTAGCTTCGTCTTGAGCATACATTTGGTCTATCTGTTTTTGTTGCGCATCTAATTCAGCACCAATTTGTCTATTAAGCATTTGATTACCTGCCTCAACTCTACCAAGACCACCAAGTACACCTCTAACGCCAGCTCCTTGTAAAGCGCCAACTTGTGTAGCAGCTAATCTTGCCTGCTCCTCTCTTTGTAGGTCTGCACCTAAAGTAGAAACTTGCATACCTTCTGCAACATTATTAAACTCTTGTCTTTGATAATTATCTAGGGCATTTTTTGCGTCTCTCGCATCTTTTGCTCCCTTTATAGCTTGGTATCCAGAACCTAATAGTCCTACACCTGCCATTGCAATACTCGTAGCTGCGGCCATCTTATATATTTTTTATAGTATTTTTATTAATTCAGTTGTTCCTCTTGTTCCTATAGAGAACCCGTTCTCTACATATTTATTAATTAAATTCTCGTTCTTAATAGACGAAAACACAATTGAATAACCTAACTCTTTAGCTGAGAAAGATAACTCCTCTAACACGCTTAAAATAGCCTTATTTCTTTCTTCTGATGTGGTCTTAGGATTTGTAACCATAAACTCTATCCACACCATATTGGAATTAGTGGTGTACATAAAACCACAAGCTAAATCTTTACCTCCTTCTGAAGCTATAACTCCATTGAATTTACCTAAATCATATTGCGGTAATGCCTTGATTGATGGGGCTGGAAATCTCCAAAAACCCCACCACTCTGTTAGCATTTTATAATCAGTATGTTCAGCAATTCTTATATCCATATTGCAAAGATAAAGTATTTATTCAAAAGATTTTGCGACTTCTGAATTTATAGCGTACACCTCAGCATAACCTGTGGTTTGTAAATTAAATCGTGTATTCATATAATACCCTCTAATACCAGACGTTTCAATTGAGCTAGGTTTTGAAGATAATATAAAGTCTCCTATATTTACTATGAATGTAATAAATGGTTCAGGTGTTATACTTATGTAGTCAGGTCCTATTCCAGAAACTGTTCCAAATAAATTTCTATTTGTGTTATATATCTTATCTCCAACACTAACTGAACTTGGTACTTCGCTAAGGAAGTAGTCAGATCCAATTATATTCTGGATAACGCCCAATCCTGTTACAGATAATGTCTTTAAATCTAAAGAATCTAATCCTCTTATGTATGAGTAATAAACATTTTCTTTATTAAGAAAGTCAGAAGAATATGCGTATCCATTCTGCATATCTGTACTAACTTCTACATTCCAAGCTGAATTACCTTCTATAGATATATTCTTAAATATCTTTCTTGTTGAAGGCTCTTCATTAAAGTTAAATGCAAATGTAGATTGACCTAATGTTCCGTAAAAGTTATTATAAGACCCCACATTGTGCTTGTAAACATCTGCTCCTTTGAATGATAGGAATTCATTGTTCACTCTCAACATACTATCAGGGTCAAACGATTGTCTACCTAAAAATCCATTTACCTCTGGAGAGTAAGACCAAGTAACATAATCATACTTAACTGGTAAAGATGTATAATCTTTCCCCTTAATTTTGTACTTGATATTCATAATGTATATGTCAAAGAATGCATCATACTGACCAATTACATTTACAATTTCATTATCTCTAAATAAGGTTTTAAAGTAATCCCTCATTCCTGAATTACTTATCTCACTAAGACCATTAGAGTTATTCATACCTAATACAACACCTCTCTTGTCATCAGTACAGAAAGCATTTGTTCCGTAGTCATCATAAGACTCAGGGTGTGATGATATTCCGTATTCTCCAGCATATAAAACTTGTTGACCTAATACATCTTCAATTCTTGATAGGTTAGTTGTTGCGTCTGTGTTATATAATAAATCCTTACCATACAATACCTTACTCCATTTATCCTCTTGAATTACAAGTAAATCAGTTTGGTCTGAATCAAGTCTTATAATACTTCCGTATTTCTTAACTAAATCATCCTTATAATTAGCTAAAGATAAATTGAATTCATTAAGTTTATTAACTCCAGTGCTTTCCTGATAAACACCAGAATATGTTAAATCAGCATATCTATTTACTTGTCTATATATGTCTTCCGTTATAGATGTTGGATTTGAGTTTATATAAAATCTTTTTCCATTAAACGAATCCTTAATAGTGTTACTTTCGCAACCATTTCCAAAAGTGAAACAGTTAAATGTTTTCTTTAATATATGTACATTTGGAGCTAATGCATTTCCAGAAAAATGATTTCCACCAACGACATTATATGTTTCTACACTTTCAAAATAAGGTGCATTTAATTGCTCTTCTTTGTAGTTTTCAAATATTAAAGTTCCAGATGAAAATTTAACATCAAATACCACATTTAAACGAACATTACTTCTTGCTGTACCGTCTCTATTAGACGCAACATAAAATCTTTTATTTTCATCCCAGCCAAAATCCTGAAGTCTATCTTCTGCAAAGTTTAACCAAGCTTGATTATCAGCTATTTCAGCTTCCCACCATTCTCTAATAGAATCGTAATCATCTTCTGCGAATTTTATTATCTCTACTTGTTGGTCGAAAGCTCCATTCTTAAACATATACATCCTAACAAAGAATCTTATTTGACTGCCATTCTTAACTGGAGTAGGAATAAAAACAGGAACTGTCGAATCATCAAACTCACCAAACAAAGGAGCAGTATAAACTTCATCTCCCCTCATATATCTTTGACTTCTAAATCCTTCGTACGTTACAAATGTGTCTCCATCTATATTTATATCGAAAGCTCCTTGTTTTATCTTAAAGTAAAGACCACTTGACTCAAGAATAGGATCTCCTCCAGATGTTTCGTTGTCTGGCAAAAAGTCTTTTAGTTGGGTAGCTACCTCCAACACTTTTATCTGTATTGGTATTTCTGTAGGTCCTGAGTAATCTGATTTTAATTCTAGTACATCACCTTCTTTTATTTTATTTTTGTTTTCACCAACTAATTGTATCCATCTATAAATACCATCTTCATAAACAACATTTCCATATATTGTGTCATACTCTCTCTTTGTTTCCTTTATAGCAAATTTATAATACTTAGCCCAAGAAGGTGGATTACTTGCCGTAGTAACTCTTATCGAATTAACTCTTTCGCTTTCTGATGCAGGAATATAAACAGATGTTTCTCCACCACTTATAACTGTGGTTTTTCTTCCTTTGTCATCTAAATATATTACATCACAAGTATAGTTTCTATTTGAGTGCATACTTGCAAAAGCATCTTCACTATAAAGACCAAAGTTTAATGAGTTTATTAAATAAAAATCATCTTTATTTTCTTGCCAAGTGCTTTCTTCTGTAACAAAATACTTTACATAAGGCATTGTTATTGTCAATATGTCTCCAGAAACACTTGTAACAAATGGCTGAACACTAACTATATCTCCAGCATTACTTGCCTTAGAATTCGGATTTAAAGGGTCGTAAAACGCAGATGAAAATGTACCTTCGAAATCAAGTACAAATCCAGAGTTTGTCATAAAATCATTTAAGTCGGTATAAGAATCTGTTAGGTTATAGAAATATGTAAATGCAGGTTGAACTTCATATACCAAAGAAGATTGTAATTCAAAATCAAAACGCATTTGTATTCCAGAAACAAATTCAAAATCAGTAAAATCAAATGATGCTGAATAATCTATAATTGTATCTCCCGCTAATGTTGAATCGTATCCTCCATCTTTAGGATAACACAATTGGTCGTATGCATAGTATTTGTATTTTGACACATATATTTTAGGACCTACAACATAATAAGCATTATATTCTAAATCTAAATCATAAATCATACCATCATCAGAAACAACATAAAGCTTTAAGTTATATATTGTTGCTAAAGAAATAGGCATAGTATATGTTATATTTTCTTCTCCAGAAACATCTATTGTAGAAAACAATGTAGTACTTCCATCTTTTACATATACTGAGTATGTTGAACCGAAATAAACTCCTTTTGGAGATACCTTTAAAATTAAATCTATATTTGTTGCAGATGGAAAATCAGTTGTTCTGTCTACAATAATTGTATTTGTTTCATAATCTATTTCATCTACAGGAGCAGAGCCACCTTCTGGCGTTCCAAATTCAAAGTCTACTACATTTGAGTATGTCGTGCTTTTAACAACATCAGATACAATTCCTTCCTTTTCATCTATAACCAATGATGATGAGAAATAATCTACATTTAATTTCACAGGTTCTGGTATGTCTCTTCCTTCTGTAATATTACCATAGACTAATCTATTACCAATTGCAGATTGTGCTTTTGCTTTTAATGGAACATTATCAAAATTTCTAAAGTATTGAGATTCCTCTAATACACCATATATTTTATTTCCATAGAAGTTGTATGTAATTGATTGATTAGGTATGTTCCATCCTTCTTCACTCTTTATAAACTTATCTATTATATATACGGTAGAACTTTCACTTTCCTTAAATAATAAATCAATACCTATAACGTGTCTATTCCCGCAATTAAAGCTTATATTAACTGTATTTGCTAAATTAACCATACCTAAGTTTTCATAGGTTTGATAATCTAATGCAAATGAAGAAGGTAAAAATGCAACTTGACTCCAGGAAGATATTGCTGAATAATACCCATCTTCATATTTATATCTATAAGCAAATTGTAAAAATTTATCTTCTAAGAAATTAGTTAATTCTGTGGTAACTGTTGATTGAAGAGTTATTATAGGAGCGTATATCGGAGAAGGTTTCATTACAGATACCTCATCTTCCGTAAAACCATCAATACCATAAGTCTTAGCTCTCTCTATATTAATTATTCTTGGAGGGTTTAGACCATCAGTCCAAGACAATAAATCATAACCTTCTACACTTACAAATAAGTCAGAATGCGATATGCGATATTCATTATCAAAATTCAATACACCTGTTCCGTGAGTTGACTGAAGTACTATCTCTGTGGTATTATCAATTATATTATATTGAATAACATAGTCATAAGAAGGAGATGCTACAAAATAGAAAGCCCTATTCTTTGCATCATCCTCTATACTCCCAATTGTTTCAGAATTAGCTATATTTAAAGACGTAACTTTTAAATTACCCTTTACATTCTTTAGCACACCAACACCTCCATTATCTTCAGAAATAACCATTACATTCTCTGCATCAGTCATCTGACCATTAGGCGTCAATCTTTCATCAAAATCTTTATTAACCGTTGCCTTAAGAAAATTATTTTTTATTTTAGCCATTTCTTTCTACCATTAAATAATATGAATAATTCACCGCCTCTTAAATCTAACATTCTGATATTAGCATTTTGTAGGTCTCTATAGTAGTCTTTCTTAGCTCTATTAATTATGTATTCCTGAACACCATACTTATTATTTAAGATAGCATACTTCACATAACTATATAAGGCTTGCTCAGCTAATTTATGTACCATCACTTCGTCTCCGTTATTATATTCAAGACCATCAGATACATACTCTAATACAATTACTCTACCACCAATATTAGAAGAGAATGACATCACACCTTTTCTCTTGTCTATACTAAAGTATCCATTTGCATTAAGTGAAGGATTAATCCCATAGTTAGGACCAGTTAGGTCGTGATCACAATAACTATTATCTCTACTAACTACTCTTTCGTTATATTTCTTAAATGTTTCTGTTTCATTAGCCTCTAAAGGATATCCGTTTTCATCAAACAATATATTGAATTCGTGGTCTTGTAAATAAGCTGTACCAATTAATGTTCTTGAATCTTTAGACAATGTTCTTAATAATCCATCATTTCCTAATACAGAAACCCTAACATACGAAACAAAGTCGTGAGGGAGTGTAAGTAATAAAGAATCACTTAACTCTAACTCTACAACCTTTACTTCCTTTAATGTATCATAATTAAATTCCTGAATACCTCTCTTAAAGTGTTGTAATACATTATATCTCTTTACATTAGATAGTAACCTATCGTCTCCAATTTGTTCTAACATAAAATTATTAACCAATTGAGATAGAGATACATACTGATAACTACCCCAATTATCCTCGTTATTATAGTAATTTATTGGTGGTAAAATTTGGTGTGCCATCTATTATATTTTATAATTGTTCGTTATTTGTACTTGCGGTTTCCATTGCTTGTGCTATCTGTACCACATCATTCTCTCTGATTTCAATACCACAATACCCTAATATCTTTATAACTAAATCTGAAAAGAATTGTTCTGGCAATTCAAAATCTTGATAGTCTGTTGCAGACGCATTAAACAAAGGGTTTCCTCCAACACTTAAGTAAGTCCATTTCGGTGCTTTAGGCTTTCTGATATAAGTACCTATGATTGTAGCTCCACTAACTATTGGGAATATTCTATATTTACCATCAATACCAACATAAACAGGATACTCTGTTGTAGGAGATATTAAATTATTATTAAGTAATTTAGTTATCTCTAACTTACTAACTTCTTCGACTTCTATTCTTCCAGAAAATTGATTTGCTCCAGTTGGTAATCTTTCTATCTTAACACCCTTGTAAAAATCAGTTGCAGTATATTGATGTAAGCCACTTTCAGTTATTAAGGATAAATTAGCCTCAGAAATAAATACGTCAAATGCTTCTCTAATATGCTTTGGTATATCTGAAAATTCAGAGTGATACATTCTTGCATTCTGCTTAGATATAGCCTTAGAGTATTTATGAAATAACTCTTCGAATATAGCCATTTGCGCTAATTCAGAATATAAATTAAATTCCAAAGGACTAACATAGCCTCTATTGTCTTTATTTAATATAGCTAATACCGTAGTATATACTTGATTTATCATTTGTAAGTAAATTTATTTGCAAAGATACAAAATAAAAAAAAGCCCCTAATCAATAGAGGCTTTTGCATTTCACATAAAACGAAATGGGTGCGTATTATTTAATCTTACTTTGAACGTACTTGTTAAAGGCTTTTCCTTCGTCTGTATCATTCATCCATCTTGCAAGTGTATTAAACTTGTCTGTCTCGTCAAATGGAACTTTACATAATAATGTTTCACCATTATAGAATGCATTTCCTTTGTATTGAGCAAGATTTAATTCTGTAGCCCTTACAGCTAATCCCTTCAACTTAGTTAGATCATCTGAAGCTAACTTCATAAAACTTTCTGGGTTTGATTTAGCATATAAGAATACATCTCTCTTAACCTCTGCTGTTTTCTTAGATAATACTGAACTACCATATAATGATAATGCAATACTTTCAATTTCAGGTAAAGTTAATGCCATAGCTGTTTGTAATGATTCCATTTCGACCTCTAATGAACTTAACTCTTTCTCAGCAATTTCATCTGGTTTAAATTCTTCAAATACAATACCATTGTCAGGTGTAATCTCTAAGAATTTTTGTAATTGTGGATTTGTTCTTGGAACAGTAAGTTTACCATTCTGAAAGATAATTGAGCCTAAGATAACGTCTCCGCTTTGTTCATCTTCAAATACAGATTTTTGATTTGTTCCATAACACAAACTCTTTAATGTTCCTTCTTCTTCATCAAAGAATTGTAATGGAGACCCTTTCTTATGTCTATTTCTTAAGAATAGTTGCATAGGTGGATTCTTTGTAAGTAAGACGTATGTCTTGTCTTTGACTGCTTCTTCAGTCTTTTTAGCTTTTACTGCCATATTAAATTAAATTAGAATTATTCTGCAAAGATACGAAATAAAATAAGTTGTAATTTTAACTTTTCGTTTAGAAGTAATTATATATATTTGTAAAAAAAATAAGTATGGCATACGTTTATAGACATATACGAAAAGATACAAATCAAGTGTTTTATATTGGCATAGGAACAAGGTCAGGGCTTCATAGAGCAAAAAGCAAATCTTGTAGAAATAAAATATGGAATAGTATTGTGTCTAAAACAGAATATGAAGTAGAAATACTTTTTGAAGACGTTTCTTGGGATTTTGCTGTTGAAAAAGAAATTGAATTTATAAAACTATATGGCAAGATTATAGATAAAAACGGAACATTATCTAATTTAACTGATGGAGGAGAAGGATGCGCAGGTTTTAGTCATTCAGAAGAAACTAAAATAAGATTAAGTAAAAGTAAAAAAGGAGAAAAAAATCCAATGTATGGTACAGTATCGCCAAATAAAGGGAAAAAAACTTCAGAAGAAGTAAGAGAAAAAATAAGATTATCAAATACAGGTAAATTTAAAGGAGAAAAAAATCCTTACTATGGCAAAAAACACTCTGATGAGATTAGAAAAAAAATGTCAGATATACAGAAAACAATATCTAAAAAAGGAGAAGATAATCCTATGAGTAGAAAAATAATAAACTCAAACAATGGCAAGGTATATGACTGCATAAGAGAAGCCGCTGAAGATTTTGGATTTACATACTCAAAAGTAAAATGCCTATTAAATGGGAAAACAAAGGTAAACAACACAGGTCTTGAGTATCTATAAAAAAAAGAGAGGCATTACACCTCTCTTTTATTATTTATAACTTATTGATTTTCAAATAGTTACTAACCTTTAACAAGTACGAAATTATTACGACCCATCGTACATAAGGCTCTTTCTGTCAACATGTGTAGTTGGTTAGCATCTAAGTCTGAATTACTTACATTTCCAGCTCCACCAACGCTCCACACTTTATAACGTCTGTCTTCAGTAGCAGACTTACGGTATTTAACGTGTAAGAATGGCAAAGTAGCATTAGCTCCTAAAACTTCATCTCTAACTGTTTTTGTTCCAGAAGGACATAGAACAGAGTTGATTGCAGAGTTACCAGAGAACAAACCACGAGCAGTTGGATCATCTAAGTATTTCCATTGAGATTTGTAGATTTCGTAACCAGCAACTTTGAAACCTGAGAAACCTAAGTTTAAAGCTGTATCTTCGCTGTTATTGAAAGCTCCGTAAGAAGTACCTCCAACACCATAAGAATTTTGAGCAGCTAACAAGTAATCAATAGCTCTGTCTTGTTCGAAATCATTCATCATCATATATTCAGAAATAGCACCTTGTTTGTTTAAACGAGATAAGATTTCATCTACATCATCCATAGTAGAGATTACACCAGAGAATACGTTACCTTGAGCAACAGCTTCGAAGAAACCTTCAGTACCTGTGTACCCAGCAGTAGCAGCAGCAGAACCACTTTCGAAAGAAACACCCTCTACCATACCCATCTCGATATAGTCATCAAATCTTTGACGAGATTGCGCTCTTGATTTTAAGTACCATAAGTACCCATTACCACCTTCACCTTCAACTTCAATCCAACCAACTTGAGCCATATCAGAACCATTAACTTCATCTAATTCCTTGATGATGATTGGTTTGTTATCAAAGATGTCTGGAGTAGCCTCTAAAGATTCAGCTCTACCATTAGTTCCTTTTCTATACTCATTAGAGTAAGTGAATACGTTGATTCCTGAAGCAGCTAAAGCACCAGTATTACCAGCAGTACCGAAACCAGCAGATGTAGAAGCAGCAACTGTAAATGTATTTGCGTCTTCCGCTGTTACAATACCTTTCATTTCAACTGTACCATCATTTAAGATTACAGTATCATTTAAACGGAAAGAATGTCCATTCAAAGTAAATACAGCTCCTGAACGAGTTACACCTGTACCAACTGGTCTTAAACGACCTTCTTCAGACCATTTAATTAAGTCAGATTGGATAGCCATCTCTTGACCCATTTTCTCTAAGAAACCTTTTAACGATTGGTTTCCGTAACGAGCGAATTCTTTTTCATACAATTCAGGTAAGAATTGATTTGTGAAGTCGAAATCAGAAGCATCTAAGTAGTTGCTATTTAAGATTTCTTTTGTTGCAGTAGGAGTTAATTTTACTCCTGGACTTGAATTTAATGCCATTTGTGTGTGTTTTTGTTTTTTTTATTATTTCTTTTTTATACTAATTTAAACTTTGTGCCAGTAGATATGCTCTCTGGCGCTCTACGCATTCCCATATCTATGTTCTTACTATTTCTAACCTCATCCTCTATAGCCTTAGCCTTAGCTGTTTCATATACGTTTGATAAGATTGATTCGTAGTTCATAGCTACATACAATGCTTTGTGGTATCCTTCAGGGTCTTTGATAAAACCATTCTCATCTAAGAACTTTCCTAAAAAATTCATCACGTTTGATTGTGTCTCTTTCGTAGATTGAATATTTGAAGGTTTGTGATTAATAACTTCTTCACCAACTTTAAATTCAAAACCTTTGAATTCATTGCTAAATAAATTATCAGTCTCCTTCAAGAATATTTCATTCTGTTTTTGAGATAATTCCTCTTGCCCTTTAATAGAATCTACAAACTCCTTAGCACTTTTATATTCAGCTGGAATTTCTGTATCACTAGACCCTAATGGTACAGCATATTTTTCCTTTTGTTTATTAAAGTATTCTAAGGCATCTGCGTGAGCCTTCTTAAATGCACGAGTCTTTTTTCTTATATCCTTGTCATCATCAAGGTCTTCATCATAAGCGTATGCATCTAAAAATTCATCTTGAATATCTTCATTGTCGAATTCAGGATTCATTTCTCGCATATACTTCTTAACAATATCTTGTTCGTCTAATTCAGAAAAGTCTTTTTGGTATTCTAAAAAATCATTATACCCCCTACCTGTTTCCTCTTTAAACTCTAAGTACTTCTTAACATCTTCTGGTAATTCCTTGCTTTCGCTTTTAGGAGCTACCTTAGATAATAATTCTTCCTTAGTCTTAAGGTATTCTAATACGTCATCGTCATTATTAAATGTAAGAACTTGTTTGTCTTCTATAATCTCATCAGGTGTATCATTTGTTGTTGTAACCGAATCTGTAATTTGGTCGTTCACTTCAGACACTCCTTCATTGTCAATGATCACATCATTATTTTGAACATCAGAGTACTCAGACCCTTCTAATTTCATTTTAAACATATAGTATTTGATTTAATTAAATTTCTCTGCAAAATTACAAAATAATAGTTTTTATTTATCGTGGTTAAAATTCTGATAATTTAAACATATATTAGACTTGTTTTATTTGGTCTATTTCCACTTAAGTAATTATTCAGTGTAGATATATTTATATTTCTAGCCACAGCAGCTTCTCTTACGCAATAATAATATATTCCACTATCTAAATCTAAGACTAATTTTGATTTGTAATTATTTTCCCCAGATATACTTTTGCTTCTTTTTTCTAAGCACTCTTTTGATAACACCCTTCCTTTTAATGCGTTGGATATTTTCTCCCTTCTTTCTTTTGAAAATACAGTTCCTTTATTGCTTTCTGATATTTTCTTTCTAGTTTCAATAGATACTTTTCTACCTACTAATCCTTTTGATATTTTTATTTTACTTTCTTCTGTATGCTTAAATCCTTTAAGTGAATTAGATATTTTCTCTTTAGATTCGTCTGAATGATTTTTGCCAAGCATATTTTTATTGCCTTTTTTTGATTCAGATATTTTATCTTTAGTTTCTTCAGTATGATTTTTACCATACATTGGATGTTTTTCCCCAGAAAATTTACCCTTCATTACAATAGACATATTCTCTATTTGCTCTGCGCTTCTTTTTTTACCTTTATTAGAAAATCCTATTTTTGACTTTGTTTCTTCTGAATGCTTACCACTAAGAGAATCTGTTTCTGTAAGTTTACAATTCAATCCTTCATTTCCTGTGGAGTTATAATGATCTTGCCAAAACCTTTCCTTTTCGTTTAATTCGTTTATAAAGCACTCTTCAATAATATCAAAACTATGATTTTTAAATCCATAACTTAAGATAGAATTATACAATCTAACTTGATTTTTACAGTTGTTATTTCTGTATTTTCTTATTCTGCTGTTTATATTTGTACTTTGACCTATATATATTTTCCCAGACGGAGAAGTTATCTTGTATATTCCTATCATATTTTTTTATTGCAAATATAACTATTTTTTATCTAGGGTCAAAAGAACTTAAGTCAAACCCATTAAGACTATCTTCATTACTCTCGAATGACACCGCAGGTAAATCTTTTTTACGTTGCTCTATCATCTTAGATTGCTGTGTAGCTTGTAATTTTGTTCTCTCGTCTTTTCTATCCTCCTTCATTTGTTCTTTGGTCTTCATACCATCAACCTCAATCCCCTTAAGTTGCATTTGGTATCCAAACTCTTTCTCCATAAGCATAAGCTTCATTTCAACTTCAGCCTTCATCTTCTCTATCTCGGCAGCTACTCTTGCTTGCTCTACCATCGCTTTACTTTGACCTTCTAATTGAATTAACTGAGCCTTGCCTTCTGAAGCAGCTTGAGCAGATTGCATATTACCTTGAGTTTGAGCATTAATTTCTTGCATTTTTTGCTCTTGTCTCTCCTTCATTCTCTTCTCCTTCTTAATTGAAAGGTATTTAGATGCTAAGGATAAATTCTTAATACCAAGAATAGCATACTTATCTTCTACACCAAGATTTCCTTGTTGAATTTCAAATGTAATATCCCCTTCTAATTTAGCTCTTTCTTCTTCGTCAGGTGTTAATTCGATGTTTATAGCAAAGTCGTGGATATACATATTCTTAATCTTATCCAACGCAGTAACATTGTTAGCTGATATTTTATTTATCAAGTCTTGTTTGGTCTCAGAGAATTGTAATACGTCTGCAATACGAATTGTAATGCATTTAGCTAACTCTCTTGTAACAAACATACTGCCTGCTAATATGTGTCTTGTCGCTACATTTGAAGAATACGCTGCCATCTTTTGAATACCAACTAAACTATTCTTATCAGGATTACTTGCATCAATAGCTTGATTAATTCCTGTTACAGATGCAATCATATCCATAGATATTTGAATTGAATCCCATAATGAACTAATCTTATCTTGACCTGATGAATGTCTAATCTCTTGAATAGGCACTTTAGCATTGTTAAATTCACCGCCTACATTAGAACTTCTACCGATAACAGAACCTGTTTGGAAGTACATATTCATAGCGTCTTCTACGGTGTATTTATTTCCACCACCAAGATTAATACCTACTAGCCCATCAACATCAATGTATTGACCATCAGGAACAACTCTTTGTTTTATTTGTTGTAGCTTTAACCAAGACATCTGAATGTCATCTGCAAATGGTATCATTCTGTTCACAGTTGAGTCTATATGTCCTTTATACATTTTAGGAGCAATACCAATGTAGTTAGGCTGTACTTTGTTTAAGTTTGATTTCTCCTTAACCATATTCTTACAAACCTCCCACTTTAATAAGATATTTGTTCCTAGTACTAAAATACCTTCGAACCACACCTCTTCAATCTTAGTTAATTTCTCAAAGTCGGCATCACCTGTTCCTTTATATACAAAGTCATTATCTTTTGCGATAACTTTTAATCCACCCTTTGAATTCTTCTTCTTCTTCCAAACTTTCTCTCTTGAGGTTTTGTAATTAAAGTACAATAAGCCTAATTTACCATCTAATACATCTTGAGATTGACCATTAAGGTTCAATTCATAATAGTTATTCCAAGATGAAGATATGCTTTGTAGTCTTTGTTTTTGCTCATCAGTTAGATTTGGAAATTCCTTATAAACTTCTGATAAATTTGTATTCTTGTATTCTCCGTAGTAGAAGCAATCTTGAAAGTAAGGGTCTTCTGTGTACGACCAAATTAAGTTTGCAGGGTCAACATATTCAATCTTAATTCCGTCTCCAGGAACGAATCTATGTTTTCCAAAACCAACACCAATCTCGATTATATCCTTCTCTATTTTTCTTCTTGTAATTTCGTTGTAGTTATTCTCTTTAAATACCGTTTCAACAGCTATCTCTACAGCTTGTTCAATTGGTGGCTTAAATTCAAACTCCATCTTAATATCTATCTCATCTTCACTTTCTGGTATTTGATCTAAAGGAACAGAAGTTACTTCAATCCCAACATCATTCTTTATTTTTTGAGCTAACTCCTTCCCAATCATATCTGTCTTAAGATTCTCTCTCTTCTTTGATTTTTCTTCAACAGATGTAGGGTCTACTGCAATAGCATTAATAGAGAATTCTCTCTGAGCCATTCCATTAGCAATTATATCTACATACTTAGGGATAACTGGTATAACCTTCCAATCTAAATTCAAATAAGACATATCTCCATTAACAGCGAAGTACTCCTTATATCTTGCAACACTCTGCAATCCATTAGCATACATTCTTCTCTTGTGAAATTCATCTCTTTGTTGATAATACTTACAGGTAGAGCTTTCTCTTTTAAACCATTCTGCTTGAATACTTTCGCCAACTTGTAATCCATAATCTTTTCCCTTTTGAACCTCAAATGGTACATTTTGATTTGGAAAACTTCTGTAAGGAATGGAAATACCTTCCGCTTTCTTCTTTATCATTTTTTACTTTATTTATTATAAGTCTTAAAATTTATAACTATATCCTCAGTCACCTTCTGTGCTGGAGCATACATTTTTCTATTTACTGCCATTATAGCTAAACCAGAACTAATAGAGGCATCAAACTTTGTTCTATTATTAATATCAAACTTAATCCAATCCTTTAGTGTGTCATTAAACACTATATTCTGAGGCACTTCATCGTCATCTGCATTACTACCAACGTATTTCTCTATGTAAGATTCAATAGCTGTTGCGTGCATTTGCTTAACATCTTCAGAGGAGTTAGGCATACCTCCTAATTCTTTCTCTGTTGGTGAAAGCCTATTTTCAGCCTTATCAAAACGAGTTATACTAAAACCTCTATACCCTCTATTCTTAAAGTGATATAATAAACGTGGCTTATTATTCTCTGCTAATATAGGCATACCATAAAATACACACGCCATTAATACATCTTCAAAGAATATCTCTGCGGTTTTTGGTCTTGCTACATACTCTAAAAAGAACGTATGATTAGGTGCATTAGAAAAACTAAATCCCGTTAGTCCGTGTAAAGCTCCCTTTGAAGCTCTATTGGTATCTTCATCGTAAGAACCATCTTTTCTAACACCTTCTACTGTTCCTGATATATCGTATGTATCACAACCGAAAGCCCCTATATCTCCATTTAATGGGTATTTTGAGTGTCCTCCTGGACCACTTTTTGTCTCAAATTTATTCCTCATCTCCTCTGGAGGTATCCAAGATAGCTTAAATCTTCCTTTCTCATTAGGGTGGAAATCAACTATTGTATCTTTAATACCATCTCTCCATTGGAAATTACCAACCGCAATTTTGCTATCAGCATCGTGGTCTTCATTTATCTTTATTTGGTCTATTATCTTTTCTATGTTAAAGGTAGATTGCAACAACTCATCTCTAAATGCTTCATCTATAGTCATAGGGAATGCTCTTAATTCCTCATTATAAGAAATGTCGCTTTCCTTTCTCTTACTACTTCTCTTCGCCTCTAAGAATTGAACACTACCAATAGTCTTCTTATCACCATACACATTGTAGTAAAAACTACCCTTCTCTATAACTTCGTGGCAAACACCATATTTATCTGTGAATTCCTCCATATTCTTATGAGCTGGAAGAAAGTACGAGTACAACCCTGATGGTGTTCTACCTGTAATCTTATTTCTCTTCTTAATACTTGATGACTTGTATAGTTTGAAGAATTCTTCTCCACCCTTATTCATCGCATTAACGGTTGAGCCTATAAATGCCTTCCCTACAATTTTACCACCTGTATCGAATGTTGGTGATACTTGACCCCAATGCTTCTCGAAGTTAGCAGGCTTTTCCCACTTAGATGCCTCATCTCCAAGATATCTAAACATCTTTTGACCATCATAAGCTGAATCCTTTGTTGGTAAGAAGTCTACTAACGTATTTAAGTAATCATCTGTATTTGTATCTCTATTCTTCTTAGATAACTTACTCTTGTCTTGCGGTCTTGCAAAATCTAAGGCTTTCTTTGAATCTTCAATACCCCTTACAATAGGTTTAAAGAAGAATGGTAAATTAAGGAATGCATAACTAAACTTAGAGAATGCCTTTGCAGCATCATCATTAGTTTTTGATGTCATACCTATTCTTGCATTTGAAGTTGAGGTTGCATCATTAAGTAGTTGACATATAATTTGATAGGTATAACCTGTACGTCTTGATTTTACAAATAACTCACCTAAACATCGAGGGTCTACAATACAAGCCTCTGTGAAATAAAACATATCTCTTTGGGCTGTCCTGAAGTCCATATATCCACCTGAATCTTCCATCTTTACCCATTGAAGTGCAAAGTAATGACTACCAGTTAGATACTGAGGTTTTCCATTATTCATAAACCAGATACCCTCTCTTCTTCTCCTAAATTCCTCTATAATGTATTCAGTGTATGCTTCTGCGTTTTCTTGAGATAAACCACTTGGCACATCTAATCTTCTCCAATATTGATCTTCCTTCTTCTTATCCCAGAATAATATATCTTTTCTGTAAGGTACTTTTGGTAGAGTTATATTTAAACCACTAAGGTTTATTACCTCACCCCTTGTACCATTAGGGTCTAATATGATTGAATCATTTTCTTCATCATACCATTCTTTATAATAGTTCTTTCTTGGTAAAAACTCTCCACAAGCAAACTTCTCAGGATACCCTCTCTTAAACTCATTCTCCTTAAGATTAATTTTATCAGCATCTATTTGAAGTCTTAATTCAATAAGTGATGAATCAATTTCTACAATCGCTTGATGAATTGATGGTTTAACTGAAATAGCTAAGTGGTGTTTTGAAGGATCTAAATCATCGTAGTCAATCTTTGAACGTAAAGCGTCTCTAAGGACTCCTAAGGCAATATCTCCAGCCTTAACAAGTCTTACTACATATTTCTTAAATTTATCCTCAGAAGGAGCGTTTGTGCTGTTTTGCCATCTAAGTAGTAATTCCTTACCATACTTAAATGAATCAACCTTAGCCTTTACAATAGTCTTTACCTTGTCAGGTTCAATTAAAGACATATCAGTGCTATACTCTAATCCTTCGATTACAGTTTCAACAGCTATCTCTATATCTTTACTTAATCCTATCATAAATGCAATATAATTCTATTTTGATTAATCATATATAACTTCTCGTCAAATATCTTGAACTCGTATTCTGAATCTTTCTTAACGCCAATCAACGAACCTTCGTTTAGATTAGTCATATCTTTATTCTTATACTTTAAGATACATATTTGTTCATTCTCTTTATGTCCTTCATACTTATCATTGATAGTTGTAGGCTCTATAAAACAAAATGGAGGTAATGCAATTTTATCATCACCCTTTATAACCATATAAGCTAATTCCTTCTCAACATAAAATAAGTCATCTTTAATATGATATTTACTCTCCAAAGGAAACCCTTGATTATTATATTGAATCCTAAATGTATTGTGATGTACAACTATTGTATCTCCAATTTCTACATCCCCTTCATAACCAATAGGTGTTGATACTACTTCTGCTAATCTTTGTGTGAAGTTGTGGTCCTCAACAGATATATTTAAAATTAATCCATTAGATGAATTATTAGAATACCTCTCTTTATTGAAAGGTCTAACTATAAAATAATGTGGACTTCTCATAAGACTATAATTGCGTATAGTATTCGATATGAATTACATTGCTTAAATTAAAAGACTTCCATATAGCTTTTACATCGCTATCTATTTCCTTTACATAGATGTCAAAGAACATATCTTCCTTTATTATATCTGAAACTACTCCAGAGCCACCAAATACATTACTGTTCACTTGGTAGTGCATAATATTGTTATTATCCATTTTAACGGATATCTTTCTTACTAAATTCATATTAAATTAAATTAAAAATATATGCAAAGATAATTAAAATATAGGGATACCGATTCCTAATGAAATATAAGGCTTTAACGTTTGTGTTTCATATCCAACACCTCCCTTTAATAATATCTTATTCTTTATGTTCCAATCAATTCCTAAATTCAATTGATTGTTTGTATTGTACGATGCCGAAACAAAAGCCTTACTCCTATCTCTGTATTTTGTAATTGTGGTTTCTCTTATTGTATCGTTAACTTCTACCTCTGAACAGAAATCTAACAATTCCCCAGTTGTTGTGATATGGGCAATACCTTTAACTCTCTTGCCTTCTATCGGTTGGTTGTATACTTTTGCTGTAATTGACGTTGTGTCTGGTTTATCTAAATACACTAAAGACGTATCAGTTTTTCTTATATACACAGTCTTGTACTTAGTAACAATATTATTGTCTTTTACCCTTAAAGTATCTGTTATCTTTATTATTTTATCTTTGTATGTTATTGTTTCAGAGACACCTCTATATTCACAGAAATGCAATACAGAAAAAGCCATTACAACCCCAATAGCTATAAATATAACTCGATTTAATATTTTAGAATAAATCATCGTTTAAAAAATTTGATATTGATTCAGATATTGTTCCATCACATAATTCTACTCCATTTGTAATTACGTCTGGATATAGAGTAACTTTTACATCTATAGGTCTTTCCCCAATAGTAGTGCTAAGAGAAGAAAAATTAAATGGAAACGTAATATAGTTACTAGTTAATGAAACATTTGTATTATATATATCTGTTCTTGTTTTCTTAATTTCAGCACCTGATTCAAACTCAATAAATACCGAAGCAACCTTAACATTGCTTGTTGTATTCTTGAATATAGGATCATTAAACTTTACTCTTATAGAGTTTATTGGACTTGTAACATCATATACATAGTTTTGACCGTCTGAAAAATAAGTGGTATTTGTTAATGAATCTCTAAGCTCAATATGATTTGCATACGGTCTATTGTAGTATTGCGAGTTAATTGTATATACACCATCGCTTGATTCAATAGATATGTTATCTCCATCTGCTAATTCTTGAATTTCAATAGTAGGTATGTCTGATAAATAAGCAATCGTACCAGATGCATTTTGGAATGTAGCTGTTCTTGCAGTTGTTAGACCTGCTGGTTTTTGAATTGAGAATTTATCGTTTGTAGAGTTATTGTTTCTTAATGTAATGTATCCACTTCCAGCTTCAAGTATATTATTTAGTTGACGGTTTTGAAATATGAAAGTGTCTTTATCTGTAAATATCTTACCGTAACTAGTATTTGTTTCATCATACAAGAATAAAGAACCTATTTTTGCGTCTTCCTGAGATACATTTCCTTGATTCAATACGTTATCTAAATCTTGTAGATTTGCATTAATTATAGATGTAATATCTATTTCTGTAAAATCACCTGATACAACTTGAGTTTCATCAACGCCATAAGTATCGTTATTTTTTCTAAATATAAATGTTCTTCCATTTAAAATTAAGAATACAATCTCATAATGTAATACAATAATTGGAGTTTCTGAATTGTTGAAATAATCCTCAGGAGTTGTTTCCTCTGAATCATTATCTACAATTGTAGTTATCTTTAGATTACCTCCAGTCTCTGGATCTAACCCACTTACTATGTATTGTCTTAATGCTGATACTTGATAATTCTTTGTTTGGTCAAAGTTATCGTTATCACTTCCAATTATAATATCGTTATCTGATATTAAGTTATCTATTGTGTATGTCTTTATTCTTGCCATAGTTACTTTATTCTTTTATTTCAAAATGCATCCAATCGTAATTCTTCTCTCTACCTAACGATATAAATCCGTGTTTATAAAATATATCAATCATAGGTTTATATTCTGGTCTAGCAAATCTTGCTGTTTTTGACGTTTCTTTTAATTGGTTTCTACCAGGATCTAAATCAATCGAAATTCCCCAAGAATGAGTACTCCAGTCATCACCACCTCTCATCTTTCTAAAGTTAAAACAACCTCCAAATAAATCAATACCAAGATCAACTATTTTATTATAGCCATAAACTCTATGTATTTCATTAAATACAGCAAGGAATCTAGCGCCAACTAATTTATGGCATCTCATTTTAGTAACCTTTGTATCTGTATCCCAAGCTAATCGCATAGGGTACGGAAGATTAATAGTCATAAGATAACCTTCACCAGTTACATTAGGTTTTCCGTATTTAGAAATTATCTCCTTTGTTGTCATTCTTTTTATTCTTTAATAATTCTATGGTCTTCAATATGGTATAAATAATAGATACGCATAAAAGGAATATCTTTAATGTAGCTTCTACATTAGAAAAACTTACAGCCATAGCAAGCGAATTTAGTCCGTATATCTTCAAATCGTTAAGTGACATTATTGTTCTTTGCTTTAATTAAACGTTCTGCTATATTTGTAGCGCCTTCTACAGCTATATACATTGTAGCTACTATAGTCCAATTATCTGAATCAACCTTACTAAAGAATAATGCAATTGAAGCAACAATAAATACTGTTAACTTTCTGCTTATCCATTTATTTAAGTAAAGGTCTATTTTTTCTTTTCTACTCATCTATACAAGGCGTATATTCAATCCTTTCTAACTCATTTAATTGGTCGTGAATTGGCTGAAATGGTTCGTATGTAAGTGCGTCAAGACCTATAAACCATTTATCTGCCCCATCTTTTATAAACTCTAACCTGCAAACACCATTTGTGTAACCATTTAAAGCATTGTATTGTTCTGTATTTGGATGTAAAACTATCATATTAAACTAAATTTGTCATATAAGTATTAATTGCATTGTATAAATTTGTGTTCAAAGTTGCATCACCTCCAGAAGTGACTAAAGAAGCTCCCATTCCATAAACGGAAATTGTGTGAGTTCCGTAAGTTGTTAATGACCTAAAAACTAATTGAGGTGTTGTAGTTAATGCTGAACTATTACTAGTTCCACTTACACTTAAATTTGTATTTTGAAAGACTCTTATTTGATTACTTGCAGGTCTGTTAATTGATTTCAAACCCGTTCCTGATAAAGCACCAATAGCATTACTTGTTGTTCCATTGTTGATGTTTTGAGGTAAAACTGCATCAAAAGTAAATCTATTCGATAAACTACCGCTCACACCATCGATAGTTCCTGTACCAGCAGTGTGTACCCAAGCAAATCTACTCGCATCACTTAGTTTATATTCTACCCCATTAGTTGAAGGAATAAAGTTTGTTGAAATAGAACCAGTGCTAGTATTAGTAAATCCATTATTTGTAGCAAAAGTTAATGGATTGTTTAATGTAGATTGATATAATGTGGGAGTTTTCCAATTCAATGAAGCAAACGCATTTGTAGCACCCGTCCCAGTCGCAAAAACATAAAACACATCAAGTTTATCCCAAATGCCTCCTGCTTTTAAATCTAAAACTAACTGATTTTGTACAATTTGTTGTGCAGATGAAGGTATTGGATATCCAAGACTAGTAGCTCTATCTAATACAGCTTTGTAAGATGTGTCGTATTTAATACCAGAAGACCTATTAGCTCCTATTGCATTTGCTATTGCTATAAACATATTACCAAAGAGCTATGATGTTAGATGCTGTTGTTCCTGTTGAATAAACCCTAACTACCTGCACTGGTAAGAAACTACCATCTTGGAAGTTTGTAAAAGTTACTTCATCTCCTCCGACAGTCAATACTTTTAAATTACCTTTCGTACCAACGTAAAGCACACAGCCTCTATTCGGTGTTCCTGCTTCTGAAGATAATGATGGAATATTAGCTGTATTACTTGGTGTTACAGCAGCAGCTCTATTTGCTTGTAATTTTTGATATGACATTTTATTTTATATTTTTAAGTTATTATTTACCATTTTTCTTTGTCAGCCCAATATGCAGCAGACATTTTTCCTTTCGCTATATTCTTTCCGTGTCTTGCTTTAAATGAAGCTCTTTTCTTCTTCATCTTATCGCTTTCTCCTGCTTTAGGTTTTCCTGCTGTCTTAGCTCCTTGCTCTCCAAATCTAATTATCTTCTCTTTCCCTCCTTCGCAAGCCTTTACTATATGACTTTTCTTAGGGTGAGATGGTGTACGTTTTGCAACATTACATTTCATCTCAGACTTATTTACCTTTAGCATAGTTAATTATAATATTTTTAATAAATCTCTGCAAAGATACGAAATAAAAAAAGTGTATATTTGCAATATAAAAAATCAAATTTATTATGGTTATAAAAGAAGTTAAATTTAATCAAGAAGCAAAAGAGCCTTTAATTAAAGGTATCTCAACAGTTTGTGATGCAGTTGCTACAACTATGGGATATAGAGGTAGAACAGTATTAATTGAGAGTCCAGGAGGGCTTCCAATCGTAACAAAGGATGGTGTATCGGTAGCGGAAAGTATTTTCCTTGAAGATGCAACAGAAAGTTTAGGTTGTGAGTTTGTAAAGCAAGCTTGTAGAAAAACAGTTAATGAAGCAGGTGATGGTACAACTGGCACAGCCGTACTTACAAAGGCTATTATAGACAATAGTCAGAAGTATTTAAAGAAGGGTGAGTCGGCAATTGATTTAAAGAATGGTATTGACTTTGCTGTAAAGGAAGTTGTTGAGTACATCAAGAGTACATCTAAAGAAGTTGACGATTCGTACTTGTTTGATGTGGCAAGAATATCAGCAAACAATGATTCTGAATTAGGGGAGATAATTGCAAAAGCCTTTATATCTGCTGGAAAGAATGGTGTTGTATCTTACGAGCAATCAGAAAGTTCAGAAACCTATTTAGACTTTATTGATGGTATGCCAATCGCAAGAGGGTATGAATTTGAGGGGTTTGTAAATAAACCAGAAAATAGATCAATCGAATTCAATAATAACCCCCTTATCTTACTATCAAACAGAAGATTTCAGAACATTACAGAATTACTACCTGTTATAGAGTTTTGTCACCACGCAAAGAAAGAGCTACTTATCATCTCTGAAATGGAGTTTGAGGTTATGAAGGTTTTGTATGCTAATAAAAAGAATGGTCTTAAGGTAGCTACTATTATACCGCCAAGTATAGGAGAGAAGCGTAGAGATTATTTAACAGATATTTCTTTAGCAACAGGTGGTTTAATTATTGATTTAGACACCTCTACAAATATTGAAGGGTATGATATGAATGAACTACTTGGTAAATGTAGTCGATTGACTGTAACTAAAGATGACACTGTATTATTCTTTAATGAAAAACCTAATGCAGATAGGGTTCAATCAAAGATTGAAGAGTTAAATAAAGTAATCAAGAACTCAAACAATAATTTAGAAAAGGAATACCTGAGAGACCGTATATCAAAATTAGCTTGTGGTGTTTCTGTAATTAAGGTTGGAGGAACAACTGAGGTAGAGATTAAGGAGAAGATTGATAGGGTTGACGATGCAATTAATGCAGTTAAGAGTGCAATAGCTGAAGGTGTGGTTGTAGGAGGTGGTTTAGCGCTATATAACGCCTCTTTAAAGCTTGTTCCTGTATCGAAAGGATATAAGTGTCTTCTTGAGTCAATTCAAGCTCCTATTCGCACTATTTTAAGTAATGCAGGTATTAAGTTAGATTCAATTGAAATGAACTTACTAACATATCAAGATAACTATGGATACGATGTTAAGGATTACGAAATTGTAGATATGTTTGAGAAAGGAATTATAGATCCTTCAAAGGTAATTAGATTAGCCTTAGAGAATGCTGCAAGTGTAGCTACAACAGTTTTATTAACCAATACGACAATAACACATAAAAGAAGTAACTAATGAAGGTAGTATTAAGTAACATTTTAGTTAAGGAGATTAAGGAAGACGTGAAGACAAGTAGCGGTCTTTATTTAGGAGATGGTCAAGACATTAAGTTTCACAGAGGTGAAGTAATTGAGATTGGAGAGAATGTAGATAAGGTCAATGTTGGAGAGACCATTTGGTTTGATAGACACAGAACATACCCAATTAACTATCAAGGAATCGAGTACTTGGTTATGGGATATGAGAATGTAGTGATTGTAGAATAGGTATAGGCGCAACAACTTCCATTTTCAATAGAACGCAAAAAAAGAGAGGGTTTAATCACCCTCTCTTATTATTTCATCCTCTAAGTGATTTCCTAAACCACCATTTAAAATTTCATTCCTCTTCTTATTATACTCAACCATAAGTTTTGCAATCCTCTTATCCTTGTAGCTTGTCTCGTAGCTATTAAAGAATTTATTACTTGAAGAGTATTCGCTAATTTCTTCTTGCATAGTTAGTTTCTTGTATATACTAGAAACCCTTCTATTTGCCTTTATGGTTAATCTATATAATCTGTTTCCTGCAACCTTAATCATTGTATTACCAGGAAGAGCCTCTATCAATCCTAAATCAATAAATCTCTTTATGCTCTTATTTTTTTGAAGCATTGCAGAGTTATATACATCAAACTCCTTCTTTGAGAATAGTGGTTCTGAGTAAAAGTACATAAGCATCTCTATTTCATCAATGGTTAAATCATACATTACAGAAGCCCATCTCTTTACAATACCATAAAACTTCATAAAGTCAAACTCCCTATTACAAGAAATAACCTTTATAACCTTCTTCTTGAGTGGTCTTTTCTTTGACCTCTCATACTTCCGCTTCATTGGTCTATACTTCTTTGCTTTATGTATAGTACTATCTGCAATTGGTTTTATTAAGAAACTATTGATTTCAGACAAGACTTTCTCTTCCTTGAGTGTTTTTTCATTCTGCTCTAAAAAGTCCTTAAAATCGCTCATAAATTATTTCTTTTTGCCTCTTGCTCGGACATCGCCTGGTGCATCTTTTTTACTTCCCCTATTAACTGATTGTGGTTTTAATACCATACCATTCTTTGTGTGGCTTTGGTCTTTTCCATCACCAACACTACTTGTTCCGTTTTTATGGCTCTTTCTATTTGCTTTATTCAATTCAACCCTCTTCTTAACCTGTTCAGGTTTTTTATTGTACTCTTTTTGGTACTCATCCTTTTTTGCTTTAGCCTTAGGATTGTCTTTATAATACTTAGCAGTTTCTTTCATATTTCTTCATTTCGTTTAATAATTCGTATCTTTCTCTTGTAATTAATTCATCTTCAATCAGTTGCTCCGCTTCATCAAGTCTGCCTTCGTATACTAGATCATCTAACTCATCAGAGAATACAATTGAGTTTGATTCTAATAGCACATCACCTCTCCTGTCGTATATAATATCCTCTTCTTGATTACACACAATAGAGGCTATAATTGATATTGGTATTGAAGTTGACATATAGTCGTCTTTATCTACGTCATATAATTGGTCTATTGAATCGTAAATCATTCTAGCTAATTCATAGTTGTTATCTTCGTCTATAAAGTTATCTACTCGATTAAACAATTCTACATTTATTGCAGTAAATTCTGGGCTGTTGCTTTCCATTGATTGTCTGTTACGTTAATTACTTCTGTATATGTGCTTCTACTTATTTCTCTTAATTCTGTTTCATCATTATCAAAGTGTATATCTACTCCTTCCATATAATGTTGCTTCTTGTCTCCATCAGTGTAAATCACTTTGTTTATACCGAGTTTATCAGTTACCTTTATTAAGTCTTGATTAAGATACTTACTATGTCTTGTTGTTGTTACAATTACGTTGTATTCACCTTCAATTAATTCCTTAGCATATTCTTGTACTGATGGTAATGATAATGTTGCGTCAAAATCAAAACTTACTGTTATATTACTATTCTCTACCATATCTAGTTCACATCATTAAAGTACATTTCATCATCATTCTCTTCGTACACAAAAGACCATTTAGTGTAATGATAGAACTTTGCATTTTGCAATAGACTTAATCTATCTAAAATTGCGTAATCATCAACATTAATTATATTGTCATCTATTTTGCCGAACATATCGTAGAAATCAGTACCTATCAAGACCACTACATCAGGCATAGAATCGTCAGATTGAAAATTAACCAATATTTCCCCCTTGAATTTATTTGCTAGTAGTAATGAGAATAAAAATACATTTGGTCTCTTTATCTGTGAGTTAAAATCCTCTATAAATTTTTCAATCATAAGTTAAATCTTTTCACAAAAGTAATAAAAAAAGACCAAACAAAATGAATGGTCTTTTAATTGTAATCTGATTAAGTAATTTAATCTACGATACCGCAGTTACACTGTAGCTTATCCAAGCTGTACTTGATATTCTTAAATATAATAAACCACCAGCTGTGATACTTCTGCAAACAACCTTAGTTCCTACTGGGAAAGTAGCTACTGGGTACGTTGAATTTAAAGTAGCTAATGATAATGCAGATGTAGTAGTGTTATTTACCGTAAAATCAACACCATCAATTAAATCCTCTATCGTATAAGGTTCTGTTAAGCTATTTTGTTGAGCTGCTTTTCTCTCTGTTAGATCTGCATCAGTTGAAATACCGATAAATCTTGTTCCTGCTGGAATTGTTGCCATAGTTTTTGTTTTATATATTAATTGTAAAGTCTTAATTCAAAGTTTATTCTTCCACCATAAGACCAACCCACAGCAGGCGTTCCACTTACCTTATAACTAGCTAGTTCGATTGTATCAAAACCTAATAATGAAGGTGTAATTACGTGATATATACTGTTTTGAAGATAATTTGATGCGCTTAGATATGGATTTGTTAGTGTAATTAATTCAGATCCTAACACGATATTTATTTTTCCTGACACCCAGCTAACTGTTACAGTTGTGCCTAAAGTGTTCTCTAAAACATTTGTAGTTACAACAGATATAGATTCTGGGATTATTTGAGCAACATAAGACTTATAAGCTAATGCTTCTCCAGAAGCTCCTTGCGGTCCTGTTGGTCCTTGCGCACCTTGTGGTCCTGTAGCTCCTTGAGAGGCTAGTAAAGCCCATTTAGTTGTAGCCACCTCTGGATTAGAGTTACCTGTACCTGTGACTGCTGAAATACAAAACCAAGATGAACCATTAAAACCTACGGCATCATCTATTGCGTATGATGTATTTGTATTCCAAGCTCCTCTCCATTCTAATCCTGCTGGTCCTACTGGTCCTGGAGGTCCTGCTGGTCCTTGAACTCCTTGAGGTCCTTGAGATCCTGCTCCGATTGTTGCTGTAATATCCTCTAATGTAAAGTACTCTGACTTTCTATCTACCTTAGTACCTTTCTTTTCGGTTAGGTCTGTAAACGCAGGGTCTACACCTAAAAACTTTGTTCCGCTTGGAATTGTTGCCATATTTTATGTTTTCTTATTAATTTGCTATTCTTATTTTGTTCAAATCTTTAAGCGCTTTCAGGTCTTTTGCTGTAAGTGTTTTTTTATTCCCAGTATTAACTTTAACAAAGTTTAAATTATTACTAGCTCTATTGGCGTAATCTGTACTGTCTCTTACAAATTGTTTTCTAAACTCAGGATTAAATTTTTCTCCAGGCTTAGTTGTTGTTTTAGCCTCGCTAACTACCTTTCCTTTTGAGTCAAAAACTCTGTCTTTTTGACCAGACTTTCCGTATTCGTACTTCTTAGGGTATTGTTTTACTTCAGCTTTACCTCCAGAGTATTTAACTCCGCTTGACTCGAATTTACCTTCTTTTACGTTTTTATCAATTTTTTTTGCGCTTTCAGTAAATTTCTTTGTGTATTCAATGTTAGGCGTAGTTGGTGTAGTAACTGTTTTCTTAGTAGTTACAATTGTCTTCTTCTCGTCTTTCTTAACCGCTGGGGTTTTAGCAGGAGTTGTTTTAGTTACCTCTTTTTTCTTTTCTTTTAAAGCTATAGCCATATCTTTATTATTTTATTTGTTAAAATGTTTTGCTTAATGTAAATATCTCTGAATAAATTGAATCTTCTGCATTAGCTGAACCCCATTTAGCGGTTACGTCTAGCGTGTTATTTATTGTTGTATTGAATGTATTTATAGTACTAAAGTTAGTTCCCTCAAATGCCAATCCAGCATTTCTATTATATGAGAATATACCGCCAGACGCTACAGATCCATTACTACCAACACTTCTGACTGTAAAGTATATGTTTAGCTCCCAGTGTCTATTACTTATTGTGTCTAAATCAATTATTCCTGTATCAGCAAGTATTACAGATCCTGCCTTAATATTTAATCTTAAGGTTGCAGCTGAGTTGCAAGATATATGACCAATTAACTTTGCGTGATATGAATCCCCAACCTTAAATGCATTTGCAGGAACAGATAATGATCCAACACCACTACCAATTAAACTACTTTCTGTAGCTGTGTTTGCTATTGGAGTGCTACTTGTTGTTTGAGCGAATAGACCTACTAGTGGATTTATATAACCATAAATATCTTGTAGCGAGTAGTATTCGGTTTTTGAATCATTAAGAGACCCTTTCTTCTCGCTTAAATCAACCTTAGAAGAATCTACACCTAAGAATCTTGTATTGGTATCTATAGACATAATCTATTTCTTCTTAAAAGCCGTACCCATCTTCTCTTTCTTCTCAAAAGCCTTACCTTCTTTTTTCTCGTGCTTAGCCTTAGCTGTTTTAGAAGTGTATTTTTCTTTTCCTCCGTATTCTTTAATCATTTTTTTCATATCGTAGAATGTTTTTATTTTTGATTTGCAAAGATACAAATTATTCAACCACCTTTATAAAGTTTCCATTCTTATCGTGTAGTGTAGTTAACTCAAACTTTTTATCTAAACCACTAAGTACCACTTCATTTAATTGAAATACCATTTGAAATACATTGAAGTCAACTGAACCTCCGTTCTCTTTGTAGTATCTGTAAAACCAACCTATATCGAATTGATTGGTATTTCTCATTTGTATATATTGTTCTCTATATTTCATAATTTATTTATTTAATTTATCCCAATGTTTAGTTACAGTTATTCTTGACACACCTGATTTTTCTGAAACAGAATTTTTATTTATCTTTTCGTTATTCAATTTCATTTCATTTATAACGGATTGTATTTCATTTATCTTTTCTTGCTTATTTAATTCATTTTTATTTACAACCAAGTCATAACCTTCAAGTCTTATGTTTTTAGATACATATTCTTCGTAATGTCTTTTAACTGTATTGAATGATATTTTTGTTCTATCTACTATCTCGTTTATATAGCATTTATCTAAACCATCTTTTTCTTCATTTATTATCTTGATAGTCTCAATTATTAAATCTCTTTTATTCATACTTTTTACTTTATTTAAAAATGTTAATGCTTCTTTTTGTTTTTTCTTTGCTTTAAAATCAGAATAATATTTATCTTTTTTATAACCATCAAGTGAATTATACATATCTAATTCTTCTTTAGTCATAACAAATAATTCATCTAAATTTGTTTTCCACATTATTTTTTTGTCTTCATAAATCATATTCAACATTTCTTGACTAAATTCTTTGTTAAAACATTCTTCTGCTATCGAATATATATCATACTCTGAAACATATATCCCCTTTATCTTTTTTGTTTTCCTTATTAAAGATATACCCTCATCTACCAACATACCAATATTAACATCATCATTCAAATACATTAGTTTATAGAAAAAAGACTCAACATTCCTCATTGCAGATGCTCTTGTATAATTAATACCAACATATCTTGCATCAACACAAGTATATCCATCTGGATAATACCAAAAGTATTTATGCTCAATAGCTGTGGTTTTATTTATAGTTCTATAGTAAATCATATATGCAAATATACGAAAAATATGTATATAAATTACGCTATCAATATACAATTATTAACTTATATTAAAAATGTATATACCTATTCAAACCATCCTTTTATAATATACGGACATTAATGGTGTATACACTTTTATCAATAATTTGTTATATATTCTATGTTAGATAAGTCTGTTGTAGTTAGTATGGTCTGTTGTTGTGATTATAACCCCACCCTACGATCACCACCCTCCCCACCAAAACCATCCACCAAAGCCTACGGGGGTAACCTTTCAAAATGTTTCTCCAAAAGTTTTTACCTTTTTAGCCTGGATTGATGTCGTGGTACATTACAGCCTACTTATTTAACGGCACAATATTGTAGTTAATCCATTCAACGTTTTAGGTAATCAACTTTTAAAACCAAAATACAAAGGTTTTATTTTTTTGTGGTGTGAAGTGGCTTTTGTCGGTGCAACTAATCCCAAAACCTAAAGCAATTTTAACCTAAAATAACTACATTCTAAAAGTTAAGTTCTTAAATTATAATAATATCATAAAATTGTATAAAATGTAACTACTTGAAAATCAAAGGCTTTAATAATAATCAAGTTAAAAAGTGTTAAAGTTTTGTTAAAGGTATTGTTATCTAAAATTAAATACCTATATTTGTAGTGTAATAATGAAACAAAGTTCTTTTATATACATTATGTAATACACGATAAGGCTAAACCACAGGTATACTATAAAATAAGTAAATGTGAAATAGGCAAACATCCGAGTATTGTAAGTTAGTTGGTCACACGTTACGCAAAGCAGTATGGTACACAAGGCGATAAGATAGCAAATGTTAAAAAAGTGTTAAAGTTTTTGTATATTAAATAACTTGTTATATATTTGCAGTGTTAAGTAGAGACAAACTACTTCAAAATAAATCAGCTGATACCACAGGCTTACGATGTGGAGGTAGTCATAAAAGACTATAAAATAGGGTGTGGTCACTCAGGAATAAGCGGTAAAAAGTAATCCGTGAAGTCCGAGACTACGATACTGCCAACTACATAGGTATAAGGTCGTTAAGCGTATAAGGATGTGTTATCCTTACTGAAGAGAGGCAGAACCTCGAAACGCTTTTTAAAATTATACACTATGAAGAATAAACTTAAGGTTATAGCGCTACTAATTGTGGCGCTATTTCTATTAGCAGTAGCAGAAAAACATTGTGAAACCAAAAATAAATACTATGAAGGGCAGAAGTAATTCAAGTAGCAGAAGGTTAGCCTTAACCATCAGCACAAGCAGTACAATGAATGATTTTATTAACAAAAAATTAGGAGTAACTAAAGAAAACAAACGACCAATTTTAATCAAACCAACTAAAAAATAATATATTATGGACAAATCTTATTCAATTTTTTGCATCGCAAGTCAGTTATTAAAAGATAACGAAAGAGAGTTAGATATAGTTTGGCAAAATGCAACCGAACTATACAACGAATTTTTAAATAGTAGTTTCGATAATGTTAACGAATCGGAGTTGGACTGCATAAATGATTTTTTAAATTATAAAAATCTAATATAATGAAAACACTACAAATTAATTTGGGATTAAATAATAATCCAATGGATCGTGATCAGGTAGCTAACTACTTTTATGCACTATCTGAGTATAGACTAATGGCTTATATCATCAAGGATAAGACCTTTAATGGTGAAGTAGAGCCTACTTTTGTAGCCTTATTAGAGCATAAGTACACACGTGACAGCAAAATACTATCTGATGCTGAAAATTGGTGTAGCCTATTCACTCAGGAGTCAATTGCAGTAGTGACTGATAAAATGGAGGTGCTTGCATTCAATACGAAGTACGAAGGAGATACCTACAAATTTGATTCTAGTCTATTTGAATACATTAAAATATAACCTTATGAGAGCAATTATAAAATTTTTAGAAGAGTTAGCTAAGAATTGTCCGAGCGAGACAAAATGGTAGGCAAACTGATGAGGTTTTAATAACCGAAACTTGGATCTTCGGATCTGAGTCTTTGTCAAACTTTAAAAACAATACTAATATGAGAACAAAACAAGTTTTAGAATACATAGAAAACACACTAAATCAAACACCTAGACACAATTGTACAGCACTAGCTAAGGCTATAACCCAAGCTAGTAAAAAATTCAAGCAGGACCAATTCGATATGATGATGTTACTACTGGAAAATAAACCAATAGGAGGTCACACTCATAGCTATGGTTTCCACACGTCATACGGAAGAGATCTAATAGACACAATGTCAAACTATTACTATAAATTTAATAACTAAAACCAAGCATATTATGAGTAATTATAAAACATTTTACGAAAATACAATTGTAGACAATATAGATTTAGAGTCTTATGGTTTATCTAATGACGTATACCTATACGATAAAATTAAAACAACGTACAACATATTCAAACAAGAGTATGGTTTTATGATTGATAGAGTAGGCGAAGTAAACGCATTTAAAGAATGGTTAATGGGATTACCAAGTGTCTTAAGTGTTCCGTTTATGAATAGCGAAATATTGTCTTTAGCAAAAGATAATGGATTCCTTAACGTGCAATGCATAACAAACCATATAGATGGTAGTAAAACAACTGAATATGTTTATGCAGAAGGCAGAATGTTAGAACGTATAGAAGATAGATTTTTAAATAACTATTGGACTAACTTAGCCTTAGCTTTTTTTAACTTAAAAGATAACCTTTAAAATTATATAACTATGGAATTTACAAACGAATTTAAGAGTACAAGAAGTGGTTTTAATCACACGTCTAAACTATGGAGTAGCAAAGGAGAGTTATTAGCCGTAGCGGTCTGCAGATACTTAAATAGAACATGGGAAAGTTATGCATTTCAATCATCAATGAAGTCTGCGGTTTATCAGGCTATAGAAAATCAAGTGCAAAAAGAAAAACAACTGCAAAGGATAACAAGACTAACCAAGAGTAAGAGACTAGAGATAGAAAATTACTCATCAATTATAAATGAATTAAAGGAACTATATAAGACATTGTAATGAATATAAAAGACCAATTCAATAAAAGCAAAGGACTCCCTTTATATGAGATAGAAGTAACTAATCTAATTAGTAATAAAGATGACTTCATTATCTTCGATATAACGGCATATAAAAATTATTTCAAGGTAACACATCAGCCACTTACTGAAGAGCAAGAAAATAGCTGTAAAATAGCCTCATTCTTTATGCCTATAGATAATGAGGTTTCTTTAGAAGAACACCTTAATGAGTTATACCAAAAATGTTGTGAAGAAATAACAAGTAGTGATTATTATATTTTAAATGATTAAAGATATGAGACCGAGAATTAATAGACGTGTGAATGTTCAGCAAGTGATTGAACACCTAGAGAACAAACGTAGAGTGTATTCAGAAGCTATTACAGACCTTATGAATGAAGAAGGTATATCTTATACCAAAGCAAAAGAATTGTTAAATAAAAGGCTATACGATAAGGTGGTCTTTAAATTTTAAGGTATGGTAATAGTAAACCAAATTGATAATGAATTTTGGCAAATGAGATTGTTTGAACCGAGTAATAATATTTGGTTTGAACTTCTCTGCCTTGATTTAGAATCATTAACGCTACAAGCGAGTGTAATATATAACGTAGATTTAAACGAAGTCTTAAACTAATGAGAGTGAGAGACGCTAAATAATTCTAAGATATGACAGAAACTGCACAAATACACGGAAGTCAATTACATTTAGGAGAATTTATCTATGTAATAAATAGATACGGAAGATTCCTTAGGAAGATTACTTGGCTAAATACATACTACTTTGAATGGAATTCAGGTTATAGTAGTATAAACGAATTAGAATTAAATACAGATCAAAAAAGTAAAGTTAAATTTTTATTAAAAGAAGAATAAATTATGGAAGAGTATAGTAATTGCTGTGGTGCAGGTAGACACCACATATATAACGAACTTTGTGCTGACTGTTTAGAGCATTGTGAGTTTGAAGAAGATGAAGACTTTGAATATGATGCGGACATCGAGGATTTACAAAGTTAGATGTACATTGAATGTACGAAACCAAATAATTAAGGGTATTATAACAAGAGGTAAGGCATACGATGTTATATGGAGTAATGAGTACGGCTTTACCTTCCTTAATGATAAGGGTAAATTGTCTTTAGGTAGATTTAAAAATTGTCATATAATAAATGGCGATTGGGAAGTAATTTAAGAAACAAAATATAAAAATATAAAATGGAAGTAAAGAAATTCACATTATTTGAGGTGGCTAAGATATTAAGAAATCAACACCTAAACAAACTAAACTACAAAGACTACAATAAATTTACTCAAGATGATTTTGAAGGTGTTGAGTATGTAAGGGTTAATAACAAGACAAGACCAAAAGATTTAGTAGGTAAGAGTGGTAGGGTATCTAAGATGATCACCGCAATATCACCTAAGGGTAAGGAGATTGTATTCGATGGTGTTACAGATATTTGCGAGGCCTTAGATATTAAGGCTAAGAACTACTGGAGAAAGATGGCAGAGAATCAAGGGTACACTATTGTAAGTGTAGAAGAAGTAGCTAAATTAATTTAAAGAAAAATAAGATGAAAAAAATACTTAAAAAATTAGAGAAATTAAATAAAATAAGTGGTGATACCAATATGATACAGATATTCTCAGATGGCAGTGGCTTTGTATTGTATGAAACAGAAGATATTAGATTTGAATTTCTGAGTATTAAGCAATTAAAGAAATACCTTAAAACAATTTAAAAAGAAATAAGATGGAAAATAAAGAAATACTTGAAGAAGTTGCTGAACAATTTGAATATACTAATGGTATATATGGATTTAAACAAGGTGCTAAATGGCAACAAGAACAAGACAAGAATAAGTATAGTGAAGAAGAAGTAATTCAACTACTAATAAAATTCAATCAAGAAATTCAAGAAGTGGAAAATGTTAGAGGTTGGTTTGAAGAATTTAAAAAGAAATAAGATATGGAACACTTTAAATACAGATGGAAAATAGTTAATGTATACTACGAAACTATAGATGATGATCCAGAGTTAAGACCAGATATAGTACTTGATGCCGTTTATTATAATGGTATAGACATATTGCCAATAATGAATGAAGTAGATTGTATTGAGTTAAAAGAAGAAATGTATAATCAATTATTTTAAAATATGAATAAGGTAGAAATTATTGCAGAATTAGATAAACTAATGTATATTGCAGAACAATTAGAGAATACTTTTTTAGTTGGTAGACTTGAGGCAATAAAGCAATCACTTATAAAGGATTGGAATGAGAGTGATGCTTACTATAAAATTATAAGTAATCAATTGAAATAACGGTTCTCGGCTTGGCGAAGTTGCAGAATGTTGAAATTAAACACTAAATATTACAGATTATGACTAAACATTCAGAAAATACCAAAAGTAGCAATAGCACAAAACCTGTGTTACAATCAGTTTTTTTTGACTTTGATTATTGGAATAAATGCAATGCTTTATGGAATGTTTCTCCGCATCATTCTTTTGAAAATTTAGTAGTCATTGAATATGTTGGAACAAGTAAAATGAGAATTTCTATTTGTGTTGAAAAAAATGAATTTGAATTAGGTTTAAATAGATTTTGGAGTGAGTTCAAACGTCAAAGTGAAAATAATGCGTTACGTAATTAAAATTGATTGTAACGTATGTGGCTTTAAGCAGTTGCCAATAAAACTGCCTTAACTTTTGATTTAAAACTAATGATTACAGATACAAAACAACCTTTAAATTTAGCCGAAAGTGGCAATTGCTTAAAGCCGCTGTTACAAGCAGTGTTTTTAGTTCCTTATGTTCCGTATTATTTACGAATATTTGAACCAATTTACAACGAAAAATATACACTTGTTGGAATTATTGAAAATGAACTTTATTGCAAAGAAACTGAAATAGATGATTGTTTCTCTTTTGAAATAGACGAAAATACATTTCCAATATTAAGACCGTTGTCTGATTTTTACGATATAAATGCACCCGCATTTATTGATACAAATTTTGATATTCCAACACAATTAGTTTTGGTTGATTTATGCTCTAAAAAACAACATTATTCAAGCGTAAGATATTCAGATATGCAAGAGTTTTTACGTGAACATATTGACATTTTCAATCTTATTGAACAAGATTTAGCCGTTTCAATCCACGATGTTGTGTAACATTGCTTATAACGTTCCCACGCTTGGCATCAGTTGCCTAACGGAATAATCAAATGAATTAATAAAAAACAATAATGTCAAACGAAACACTAATAGGCGATTGTGCCAAACGTGTGTTAAAAAACGTATTAAAATGAAACAACAAACAGCAGTAGAATGGTTAGAAGAACAATTATTTGGTTCATTAGGAATTGAATTAACAGAACATCAATCAAAAATGGCTAATGAAATATTCTTTAAACAAGCCAAAGAAATGTTTGAAAGTCAAATTATTAATGCACATACATCAGGGCAATTAGAAAATGATTTACTACCAAACGAAAAAGCACAACAATATTATAAGCAAACTTTTAAAAAATAAAAATTATGATTTTTAAATTAATTTTTGAGGACAAACAAGAATATGCACAAGCTAAATCACAACTTCATTTATTACAAAAATGGAATAAAGAATATGATGATTTTGAAGATATTTTAGAGGTAATTGAAATATCAGAAGAAGAAGCAAAAATAATTATGCTTTCAAACAATGAGTATGACCCTGAATTGCCAATTGACGATGAATTTAATTACCCTGAATTTTCATTATATGATACCGTTGTAGGCGATGATTTCGTAGTAGTTGGTTCAACGGAATGGGATTAATATGTTTTTTAACGTTATCAGGCTTTGTGTCTGTTGCGACCAAAAATAAAACAAATTTTAATTTAAACACTAAAAATTACAGATTATGATTAAACATTCAGAAAACACCGAGCCAAGCAATAGCACAAAACCTGTGTTAGCAAATCGTATTTTTAAACTTCGTGCTTGGGTTAGAAATGAATTAATGGTTAATGTCGTAAGTATAGATTTCAATAATGAATTTATAACTTGGGACGACAATCAATACGATAGATGTGTTCCTCCAAATAAATGCTATGAAATTGAAACTTTTGATGATATTGTTTTAATGCAATTTACAAATTTTAAAGATAAAAAAGGAATTGACATTTATGAAGGAGATAAAATAAAATACAAAAATTTCAAAGGTTATTCAACAATTGTTTTTGAAAACGGTGCTTTTGGTTATTACGGAATTTCTTGTTTTATTACTCTTTTAGAAACAAATGCAGAACATATAGAAGTTATTGGAAACGTCTTTCAGTATTCTGAATAATATGTTTGCTAACTACAACATTACATCATAAAAAATATTATTTTCTATTATTAACACTTATAAACAATGGAAATTTATACAGAAGTACATAGCTTTACTTTAACGAAAGAACAAAAGAAAATCTTAACCGATTTAAAGGCAAACAAAGTGAATGTTTCAAAGTTAATAAGAGAAATACTATTTAAGGAATTAACGTCAAAAGTTGACAAAAGAAAGAAACCAACAATTGACGATTTAAAAAATAGTTTAGATAACGTGTTTATTTAAATATAAATACTATATTTGCATACGGAGAAGCCGAACACCGAACATAGTAGGCAATACATTTTAAATTATATTATATGGCTCAATTGATTGCAGTTAGCGTTGACCTAACAAAAATTGACAAAACAAGAATCGTTGAAGGTAGAAATGGAGGTAAATACATAAACCTTACCATCTCTGTAAACGATGAGGAGGACCAATACGGAAACAATGTTTCTTTATGGCAGTCACAAACTAAGGAAGAGCGTGAGGCTAAGGAGAATAGATTGTTCTTAGGTAATGGGAAGTCATTATGGAGTGATAGTGATAAAGGCACAAAAGCATCTAAGACTTCTAAGAAAGAAGAGGCTATTGCAAATGACGAACAACACAATGACCTGCCATTCTAAAAAGGTAGTAAAATAAATTTGTAATTACCATTTTAATTCTCTATATTTGTATATCTTAAAAATATATAAGTATGGAGAATTTAATTTTAAAAAAGGTTTGTTTTAAGTGTAATGAAGAAAAAGAAATCACAGAATATTACAAACATAAAGAAATGTCTGACGGTCATTTAAACAAGTGTAAAAATTGTACTAAAAAAGATTCTAAAATAACTTTAGAATTAAAAACATCTACTACAGAAGGTTTAGAAAAAGAACGTGCAAGGCATAGAGAAAAGTATAAGCGTTTAGGATATAAAGATAAGCAAAAAAAATGGGATGAAAAAAGACCACATACTAAAAGTAGTAAGTATAAAAACTTAAGTAGAAATAATAAAATACCTAAAGGTTTTGAAATACACCATTGGAATTATTTAGACATTTTTTTAGAAGACTTTTTTATACTACCAATAAAAGAACAACGAAAAGCACATACTTTTTTAAATAAACTAAATAATATTTTTGAAGGTTTAAATGGTGAAATATTAGACACAAGGGAAAAGCATTTTAATTATTTAGTTAGTAAAGGAATAGTGTTTTAGCAATCAAGCACTTAGATTATTAATTAAAACATTTGATTTAGAGGTTTTCATTGAGAAATACTACTAAATAACACAACTAACCTAAAGAGAGGTATCGTATGGTACTTCTCTTTTTTAATACAAAACAAATTAAATTATGGCAACAAAAAACACAGAAAAGAAAATGAATTTATTTCAAAAATTATTAGAGATTCAAAAAGTAGTAGTTGGTCTTGGTAAGGATTCAAAATCATTCGGATACCAATATGTATCAGGTTCAAAGGTATTAGAACACATTAAGCCTATGATGAATGACTTAGGTATTATCTTAAAGCAAGAGATAATTGACATTGAGAATACAAGACAAGATTACGCAACAAAGAATGGATCTAAGACAGAGATACTAACTAAGGCGATTATGAGATTCACTTGGGTAGATTGTGAGACTGGAGATAAAGATGAAAATTTATTTGCTGCTAATGGATTCAATGATTTTGATAAAGGCGTTGGATCTGCATTAACTTATGCCGAGAGATACTTCTTACTTAAGTACTTTCACATTGCTACTGATGAGGATGACATCGATAATCCTAATCGTAAGCCTACTGAGGTTACAAAACCTAATAACTCCACAACACCAACCCCTAAGAAACCAACAATAAGCGACTTATCAAAGGTTAAAGATGCACTAAAGAAAGATATGGAGACAACATTAAAGATGCTTGAGAAGTACGATATAACACCAGAACAGAAAAGAGAGTTGGGAATTTAATTCCTGACTCTTAAATAAAGTAAGATATGAATAAAATAATTTTAATAGACGCTGACAGTTTTGCATACATAGGTAATAACTGCGAAGAAGTAGACCAAGCATACGATAAAGTAGACCAAGCAATATCAAATATCATAGCGACATCTGGAGCAAGTCATTACAAGGTTTTCATTGAAGCAATTGGAAACCAAACATTTAGACGTATTGCATTTAATTCTTATAAGTCAGGAAGAAAAAATAAAGAACTGCCAAAGTATTATAAAGACATAAAGCAATACATAATTGAAACTTATAACCCATTCATTAGTTGTGGTGTTGAGAGTGATGATTCTATAATTTCAACACACAAGCATTTAAAAGAAGAATATCCGTTCACAGAAATAATAATTGCAGCAATGGATAAAGACTATCTAACACACGAAATATCAAGGTTTGATACTTATTACAGCAGATTCGGAGAAATAAAAACAGTTAGCAAAAAAGAAGCTGAATTTAATTTTTATAAACAAATGATAGAAGGTGACTCTAGCGACTCCGTTTCTGGCGTTAAAGGTTCTGGTAAGGTAATGGCAGAGAAAGTCCTTAAAAATAGCTATAATTACTTTATATCGACCTGTAGGCATTATAAGTTAAAGCATAAGAATAAATGGAGGGATAGTTTTAAGAAAAATTACTTCCTATTAAGGATAAGAGATGATGTTAGGTTTTGTAAAGAACTTGATTTAGTTGAGTTTGAATAATTTTTTTGTATCTTTGTGTTGCATTTGAAATCTCGACAATATAATGCAATAAAAATATTTGCCTTGCGATACGGATAGGAGTCGAGACCTTGAAGTATTGTGAGGCTTTTTAATTTTAAAAGATATGTTAAAAAAATGTAGTAAATGTAAAGAAGAAAAAAAAATTGTTGAGTTTTCAAAAGACAAAACAAGAAAAGATGGTTATTATCATCAATGCAAAAGTTGTAGAAAAGAATGGAGATTAAATAATAAAGAAAAGCAAAAAAAATACTATGATAATAATAAAGAAAGGATAAAAGAACGAGATAAAAAATATTATAAAGAAAATAAAGAAATAATATCAATACAAAAAAAACAATACAAGCAAAAAAATAAAGAAAATATAACAGAACAAAGAAAACAATATAGAAAAGAAAATAAAGAATATATAAACAAATACGGAAAACAATACTATGAAAAAAATAAGGGTAAAATAAAAAAATGGCATGAAGAAAATAAAGAAAAAAGAAATGAATATGCAAGAAAATATAACAAACAAAGAAAACAAACAGACTCATTATTCAAATTAAGAAATAATATTGGCTCTTTAATTTGTCATTCAATGAAAAATAAAGGATATACTAAACGTTCTAAAACATTTGAGATACTAGGTTGTTCTTATGAAGAATTTAAGTTGCACATAGAAAAACAATTCAAAGATGGTATGAGTTGGGAAAATACTGGACAATGGCACTACGACCATATTTACCCTGTATCTTTAGCTAAAGATGAAGAAGAATTAATTAAATTAAATCATTACACTAATTTTCAGCCGTTATGGGCTATTGATAACTTAAAAAAAGGAAATAAAATAATATAGAATTATGGCAAAACAAAAGGTAGAAGCATTTTTCCCTAAGGAGGAAGAAATCGCAATGGTAGGAGTGATTAATAAGGAGGTTAAGGTAGCTTTCTCAGTTGAGAAGGCAGACTACGGATTTTATGTGGTTAGGTATAACCTTAATGATAATTTAGAAGGTATTAAAGATACCATAAGTTATAAGAGGATTGATACGAATGAGAGTGATAGCAAAAGAAATAGAGTTATCTTTAGTAATCAAAGTGATGCGGAGAGAGAGGTTATTAAATCGTACAATCAAGTGTTTAACTATATTCAAGAAAAAAGAAAGTAATTATGGAAACAATTAAGGAGAAAATTATCAGTAGAGTAAATGTGATATACAATACTCTAATCAAGGTAAACAAAAAAGACTCTGTATCTGAAGATGTTAAGAGCATTAGGTTTGTAGTATTCAATGGTAAGACCACAGAAGAATCAATTAAGATTAAGAAAATGTTTGATGTAGTCTTCGAGAGAGAATTAAGCAAGAGGTTACAAGAGGCAAACAACGAATTAAGTATAATTAATAACCATATAAATAAATAAGATTATGTATTTAGACGAAGTAATCTACAATATTGTAGTAAATGAAGCAAAAGAGATTAAGGGAGAAGAAACTAAATCATTTGTGGGCAGAAAAATTAAGTGTATGAAAGACAATGCCAACCATACATTAGCTGTGAAGGGAGAGGTAGTTGAAGTGATTCATCAAGACGGAAGTGTATTAACCATAAGCAAACCAATAAATGGTATTGATGGTATGAAGATAACTTCTTGTATGATTGGTAAGGAATTTAAACTACTGAAGAAGAAAGGCAAGAAAGACACCATAGTTGAAGCAATTGTAGATAAATTTAATGATAGAAGTGATGTTGGTATTAAGAAATACAACACTACATTAGATAGGGAAGACCTTACAACAGAGCAGTGGATTGATCACGCAATTGAGGAAGGAATGGATATGATTCTGTACTTAGAGAGATTGAAGAGAGATATAACCAATATTAAGAAAGCTGTAAGAGATGGAGAATAAGACACTACAGAGGGTAATCTTTGAACTATCTGGGCAAAAGAACAATAGGGAGTTTGCAAAGTACATCAGGAGATCAGAGAGTTATACATCGAATATGATAAACTCAGATAAGAATATAAGTGTTGAACTTGGAATTGATATGATGCAGAGAATGTACTTAGATAAGGAGTTAATTAAGGAGGTTATATTAAATTATATAGATGAGGCTTTCTTTATTTAGAAGATAGTTCTTATATTTGCAAAGGTGCTTATCGCTGTCGGTATTCGGCAGTATCAGGAATAAGTTAAATGGTAGTTCATTCAGCCTTAAAGTAAAATAGCTAAGCTGTGTAAAGCGTTCAAACTGATAATTGATTAGAAGCTAAATCGGGTGTGGCGGAATGCTAACAATGTGAGTTAAATCGTTAAGGTGTTTAATTCCTGTTGTTACTAGGTAGACGCAAAAAGATAAGGATAGTGTCATCGTGGGTGTGGAATGGAAAAAGCCCACACGAGTCCTTACTTGGAAATCCACAATTGCAGGTTCGAATCCTGTCACCCGAGCATAGTAGTTTTCTTATGATAAAAATCTTTACAAATCCTGTAAGGTAGCTATTCCACTTGGTCGTTTCAACTGACAGTATAAGAAAACGGTAAACTCATAATTGACTGTCAAAAGTGGATATGGATTGACAAATCGGAAAGACGATTATTTTTTTTAAACATATCTAAAATTGAATATAAATATTTTGTATCTTTGCTGAGTAATTTCTGTGGAGGATTAATTACAATTGAAAATATTACAATATCATTAGAAACCTTATAAGGATTAGAGCCTCCACCTCGAAACTTATAGGGTTTTCTGTTTTAAATAATTTAGTATGGAAAATAAAATAATTAACAATCAATTAAAAGCGTTTCAACTTATTGAGAGTGAAGATTCAGTCATATTTTTTAACGGATCTTGCTATGAAAACCCCTCAATTGATGAATTAAAGAGAATTAAAAAGCTAATAGATTCAACGATAAATAATTATGAATCTATATCTTTGGCTATACAAAAATCAAACAATATAATTCAAGAAGAAAGATTTAAAGAATTTGAAGATATATTTAAGCCAAAAAAAGCTAACAAACCTAAAAAAGGTATAATATATATTATGAAGTGTGGAAGAACAAATCTATATAAAATAGGTTTAACAACTGGAAATGTAAATACAAGATTTAATTCTTTAAAAACAGCAAATCCTAATATAAACTTGTTTAAATACTACAAAGAAGTAGTTGACCTATACAGCAAAGAAAGAGAATTACATGATTTATTTTGTAATAAAAGAATAGATGGAGAATGGTTCGAACTTAATGAGTCAGACTTATGTGAAATAGATTTATTTTTTAACGTTGTGCCTTTTTAATTTTTTAAACATAAAACAAATGAATCATAGTTTTAACGTAGATATAGCAAAAAAATATGGTGTAGAATTGGCTATAATTTTAGAAAATATGCAGTGGTGGATTGCTAAAAATAAAGCTAATAAAAAGCATTTTCATCAAGGAAGTTACTGGACATATAATTCTGTAAAAGCATTTTCTGAACTATTTCCTTATTGGTCTGTACATCAAATAGGCAGGTTTTTAAGAAGACTAGAAGACGAAGGTTTGATAGTGTCTAAAAACTTTAATAAGGCTGGATATGACAAGACAAAGTGGTATACAGTCAATGATAGCTTGATTTTGCAAAATTGCAACATCGAATGTGCAGAAATGCACAATCCATTGTGTGAAAATGCACAACCTATACCAGATATAAACACAGATATAAATAATTCTCTTGTAGGGTCTTCTCAGACACCTACGAAAAAAGATTCTAAGAAAGATTTATTTAAAACCAAATTGTCAGAAATTGATGTTACTACACTTGATAAGCAAGAACAAGTATATTTTAAAATAGCTATTGGTTTTAGAGATTTGTTTATAAAGAACAAAAAGGCTTTAGGTGTTAATGATTTTAGAGACCAAGAAAACGCTACTTACAAAAATTATGTTGACCCAATAAGATTATCTTTTACGCAAGATAAAAAAACAGAGGAAGATTTTAGAAAGGTGTATGCTTTTTTAATGAATGATGAATTCTGGATGAAGAATATAATGTCTACATCTAAGTTAAGAGAAAAAATGTCTGATTTACTGATAAGATCATCTTCTGTTCCGACTAAGAAACAAGTACTACCATCAGACTTTTGGGTAAGGGAATTAAGTGATGAGCAAAAGAAATTACTAAGCGATAAAGACTTAGCTACTTGGGAAAGACAGAAGACAGCAAGGCTTATGGAGGGTGGTAGAATGTTACCTATAAAAATAGAATATGAAAAATAAAGATATGAAAGTAGCGGTATTTAACAACATTAACGATACGTCTGAACCAAGATATGTAGAGGTTAGTAAGATATTAAAGGCGATAAAAGATGGAGCTTTTAAGGATAAGGTAGAAGCTATTAGAAACGAGAACGATAAGGGTAATCAAAGTAGATTAAAGTCGTCTTTAACATCAATACTATTCTCTTCATCTAAACAAGAAGGTGTTGAATCAGGTAGAAACAATAAGGTTTCCTGGAGAACAGATAAGGGATTGGTAGAGCATAGCGGTCTTATGTGTCTTGACTTAGATAAGTTTAGTAATGAGTTCGAGATGATTTCTATTAAGGATGATTTAATGAATGATGACTATGTATTCTCTGTATTCGTATCTCCATCTGGTGAAGGTTTAAAGGTATTAGTTAAAGTTCCAACTCAAATTGAAAACCACAGGAAATACTTTTATGGTCTTAAGGAACACTTTAATTCACCTAACTTTGATGATTCTTGTGTTAATGAGGCAAGAGTTTGTTATGTTTCTTACGATGAAGGCATTTACATAAATGAGGATTCTTTAGTATTCGATAAGATGCTTGAACAAAAAACTCAAATAGTAGAGGTTAAGGAAGTAAAGGTTCAGGTTAAGGCTGATAATAATAGAATTATAGACGGTCTTTATAAGTGGTGGTCAGATAGATACGGTCTTATAGACGGAGAAAGAAATAGGAATACCTACATCCTTGCTATGGCTTTCAATGAATTTGGAATACCAGAGTTACAAGCTAAGTCTTTTATGTCTCAGTTCGAACACACTGGTTTTGAAATTCAAGAGATTAATTCTTGTATAGAGAGTGCTTATAATAAGACACACGTATTTGGAACTAAGTCATTTACAGATGAAGAGACCATAATAAAAGAATACCTACCTAATGATGTAGCTCCAAAACAAAGTATATCTGTAAACCTTGAGAATATATACAAGGCTTCATTTGTTGATGTGACTAAGAAGATTGAGTATCCACCAGTAGCTGTATCAATTGGAACACACAGAATGGGAAGTAAAGATTTCCCTATACCATTTGGAACTTACGGAAACTTTAGTTGTATTGTTGGGGCATCTAAGTCTAAGAAGACATTCTTAAAGTCTCTGATTACAGCATCATTTATTGGAGGTCAAACATCTAACTATACATCTTCTATAAAAAGCCACAGAGATAGAGAATGCTTTATCATTGATTTGGATACTGAGCAATCAAGTTGGCACGCACAGAATGTATTTAAGAGGGTTACAAGATTAGTTGGTGTTGAAAATTACGAGTTTTATAAACCATTTGCATTAAGACCATACGAACCTAAAGAGAGACTTCAGTTTATAGAGTGGTTGATTTACGAAAGCGAGATGAAGGATAATATCGGTTTTATAGCAATTGATGGTCTTGCAGATTTAGTTAATGACTTTAATGATCTAAAAGAAAGTCAGGCTGTAATACAAAAAGTTATGACTTGGACTGATGATAAGCAATTTCACTTAACAACTATCTTGCACTCCAACTTTGGAACTACTAAAGCTGTAGGGCATATAGGTTCATCTATGTTAAAGAAGGCAGAAACTGTATGTCAAGTAACTCCAGAAGGTGATTGTGTTAAAGCTCACTTTAGCCACACAAGGGGATTTCCAATAGCAGATTTTTGTTATTCAGTTAATGAAGATGGTCTTCCGTACTTATTGAATGAGAATGCAGAACCTATAATTAGAAAGGCTGTAAAGGAAATTGATGAGTGTGATGCTCCATTACCGACACCAACACCAGACCAAGCATTTGGACCAATAGATATTAATAACGCAATACCATTTTAAGATATGAAATTAATAGAAAAGTTTGAAAGAATTAAAATAAGTCAAAAAAACACAACTGCAACTTTAAATATAGATTTAGATACAGCAAAAGAATGTGAACAAATAGTAGATGAAGTTGCTATTGAATTTGGTAATTGGTTGAATAACCATGTAATTAACACTGATGGTAGACATCATAATTTATGTTTTAATAGTAGAGTAAGTCAATTATTTCCTATATTTAAAAAAGAAAAAGGACTATGAAATTAGTAGATAAAATACAAGAGGCACGCAGTAATAAACTTAGCGATTACTCTAAAATTTACACACCTACCGCTGAAGTTATTGAGGGGATAGCAGATGAGTTTGCTTTAAGTTTTATTGATTGGTATAATACTTCCGAAACTTGCGAAAGGTATTTAAGAAGGAATTATCCGAAAAATATAACAATGTGCGGTTCTCACTATAAAAAAGTTTTAGAGGTTAATAAAGAACTATTAGAAATCTTCAAAAAGGAAAAAGGACTGTGAAGACATACACCATAAAAGATATAGCTGAGTATTGCAATATAGATAAAACAACTATAACGCATAGAATGAAGGTATTAGGTATAGTAAAGGATAATAGGAGGAGCGGTAAGGTACTTTACTTTGATGAAGAAGAGTTTGAGAGTATTATAAACTTCAAGAAGAGTCCTTCTAAGAGGTTGTATTCATCACTTATGTATTCAAAGAAGAAGATATATATAATAGAGTATTTCTTGTCTAATAAAGATAATTCAAGCCCAGAGATTGCATCTTACTTCGATGTACCTGAGAGTTTTGTAAATGCCACGCTTACAGAATATTTAGAAAATAATTCAACAATTTTAGTTGGTAGTAAAATTAATTTAGTAGATTTGTAAAAAAATAAGATATGGAAAAAACAGCAGTAGAATGGTTATGTGAACAATATCATTTAAAACAAGATATAGAAATAGTTAAACAAGCCAAAGAAATGGAAAAGCAACAGATAATTGATGCACACGGGAATCAGACAAAAAAATCTGGTGGAATTTCAAATTACACCTACATATTAACTGGTGAGGAATATTATAACAAAACGTTTACTAATCGTTTAAACATAAACCCTAAATAATGGGGTTTTAATTGACATAAAAAGTAAGCTAAAAATATAAAAAATGAAACAAACAGCAGTAGAATGGTTATTAGAGCAACTTAAAATAAATAATTATATACAATTAAGTGATAATGCTCATTGGGTAATTGATGAAGCCAAAGAAATGGAAAAGGAACATATTATAAATGCTTTTGAAATAGGTTATGAAAATGGCGCTGGTGTTAACGAAGGCGAGGGTATTCATTACGGAAGTAATTATTATAATGAAAAATTTAAAAAATAAGATATGGAATTACAACTTAAATCATACGGAAAAACAATAACCTTTAAAACTGAACACGATGATGTTTCTTTAGAGGAATACTTTGAGGCTTTTGAAGGATTACTTGTTCAAGCTACATTTAATCAAAAAAGTGTTAGAGAGTTTATTATAGAGTGGGGAAAAGAATTAGAGGATTTTAAAGACAAATAAGATATGGGAAAAGAAATGATTGAAGAAGTTTGTTCGTTTTGCAATGGAACAGGTCAAGTAGTATCTTCTACAACAATAAGTAGATTTAAAACTTGTGATTGTAAAATCATTCCAAAAGAAGAAATTAAACAAGAAAGAAGTTATAGCGAAGAAGATGTGAAATACGCTTACGAACAAGGAGCAATATTAGCCTTACTTAGTCAGTCGCCTTTAGCATTGCATAAGGGAGAGTTTCCAAATCCTGAAGAATGGTTTAACCAATATAAAGAAGAAAATAAGATATGGATATAAAATGTTATTGCGGTCATACAGATAGATGTGATTGCGAGCCTGAGATAGAGGTAATTAAAAGTCAAGAGCTTTTGTTTAATGGGAATACCATAAAGATTAAGTTCGAAGAGTGGCATCATCAATGTGGTGATGGTTGTTGTGATAGCTACGGAACATACTTATACTTGAATGGTAAGAAATTAGAACACCCTAATTCTGAAATACACGATAATAGTTACTTAGGAGAAGATGTTCAGACTGCTTTAGAGGCTGTATTAAAAGAGTTAGGATATAAAGTTGAGTTTGATTAGAGAATAGTATTTACGAATTATTTAGAGAGTAAGATATGACGACACTACAATACGAAGATAGTAATTATAGACAAAAGCAATTACAAAAAGAAAAAGAAGATTTTGCTATTAAATTTTCTGAATGGGTAGAAAGTTTAAGAAGTAGTGAAATTGACACTATTGACTATGACTTATACTTAAAATACAATACGGAAGAACTATTAGAAATTTATAAAAAAGAAATAAAATGAGCTTAAGAATACTTCACGTCTCAGATACCCATTCCTATCATTATTTATTAAAAATACCTAATAACATTGATATGATTATACATTCAGGTGATTGTAGTAATTCAAGAGACCCTTACAACAATGAACCAGAGGTTAGAGACTTCATTGATTGGTATAAAGAATTACCTATAAAATACAAGATTTATGTTGCAGGCAATCACGATACCTCAATTGAGAAAAAACTTGTAACAAAGAAAGATTTCGAAGATGCTGGTATTATTTATCTTGAAAATGAATCTGTAACAATTGATGGGATTAAGATATTTGGATCACCACACACACCTAACTTTGGTAATTGGGCTTTTATGAAGGAAAGAACAAAGCTTGAGAGATTCTGGAGATTGGCAATTGATGAAGATGTAGATATTGTTGTAACTCACGGACCACCAAAAGGAATCTTAGATAAGTCTTACGACCAAAGAAATAATATAGAATCTTGCGGAGATAAGTCTTTATTAAATAGGATATTAGAGGTACAGCCTGCTTATTGTCTTTTTGGACATATCCACAACTGCAAAGATATTATTAATGCTGGTGTGCAAAAATTAAGTATTTGCGATACTTGGTTTAGTAATGGCTCAGTTGTAACAGATGGTAGATTTGGTAAATTAAGTAGTAACGGAAATATATTTGAAATATGAAAAAATGGCTAAAACAAAAAATAGCTAAGTGGCTAAAAATTACAGATGAAGACATTAAGGCGAATGATTATTATCATCCTAAGCTTTTTGGAGAAGGTAAAACTGTTTCTTATGAAATAAAAGGGCTAGCCGAATCATTTTGTCAATTAACAGAGTGGACCAATGGAGAAGGTTACGACATATCTTTTCAAACAAAAACAGATACAAAGAATAATACTTGGGAAGATAAAAGAATATCTTTACACACAGATGAACTTGATGTATTCTTCGCTTGCCTTAATCACTTTAAATACTTTGGGTAAATGAAAGAATTAGAATCAGTAAGGATGAAGCTTTGGTGCGATGTATATGTAGCTTATGTATCAGCACCTAATACTATTAAGAATGATGGAGCTTATATATGGGCTAACATTGCGTTAAGAAGATTTGATGAAACATTTAAAGAAGAAGAAAATGAGAATAAAGGTGGAATTTGAAATAGAAGTTGAAGATGGTTTTTGGTTTAATCCAGATTGCCCAGAAGAAACCGAGTGGTTTATGAATATGCTCAATGATAAAGAAAATACGTTTGCAATACTTCATAGTAATGATGTTGGAGATAGTTTAGGTCAGTCAAATAATTTTAAATACGAAATAATAAAATGAGAAAGTTTAAATTAGCAAAGAGCTATCCAGGAAGTCCTGAATTAGGTGTAGAAGTAGAGAGACATACGGAATCTGCGTCTCAGTTTTATAGAACTGAAGATAAAACAATTTCTATTTTTAAATCACATGTTGAAGACAACCCTGAATATTGGGAAGAGATTATCGAAAATAAGTTTATGGTATCTACAAGAAATTCAGCTTTTCTAAATGCGTATAGCGTAGCAAAAGTAAACCCTAATTATAAATGCAATGAATATGAGGTATTGTTCAATTCAAGAGAACACGCTAAGGAATTTATACTTTACAATAAACCTTGCTTGAGTTATTGGGATTTGATGTGGAACTTTGTGGAGGATACAAAAAATAATAGGCTTAATGTAAATATAGATGAATTAGTTGAATTAATAAAGACAAAGTAAATATGACGGTAGAAGAAAGACTTAATAAATACAACGAAGAAGCCGTAGATATCCTGTTTGAACCTCAACCAAAAACAGAAAAGTTTGAAGGATTTATAAGTGTATTTGAAAACAAAAAAGATAATATTATGAATAAAGAAAGACAATACCTTGAGTTAATAAAGTCTCAGGAACAAATAATTAAAGATTTAAAGGCAAGTAATTATATTATACTGCTCTGGGGAATTATAGCAGGATTTACACTTGCACACGCAATATTAACCTTAACAAAGTAAACTATGAGCTGTACATCACATCAAATCGAATTAGAAAGACTTCATAAAGAGTTAGAGGAAGTTATGAAAGAAATCGACTTCTACTATCTTCAAGGCCACAATGACGAGACCTTAAATAGAAAATACCACAAACTACTATCAGAGATTAATCAAACTAAATTAAGTAAATTTTAAGATATGAAGGAGACAATAAACTTTTTAAAGGATAATAAAGGGAAGTATCTTAACTTCAAGGATATAAACAAGACGTACTACACTGATTCATTTGTAAATGCAACACCAATACCAAACATTAAGGATGCAATTAAATTAGCAGAACACTTTAAGTTAGAGGTTAAGAGTGTTGATGTTGAGTTATTCAAGACGGAATACTCTAAGATAGTATCAAAGATATTAGTTGTTGGTGAGTTATTATACAGAGAATTGAATAGGTATAATGATGACATACCAGTTATTCCAGGATTAAATAAACATGTTAGGAATGCTGTTCGTAATGCTTCAGATAAGTTAAAGGCTTTCCATAAACTATCTGATTCTATTGTTGCAACTGGTAAAGACGAGTTATTTTTCGAGGCTTCAGGAGACTTTGAGGAGTTAATGAATTGCATTGTTGATGGTCTTGAGAAAGATACTATGAAAGATTTGGTAAAAAAACTTAAGAAAAACACTAAATAATCAAATTTTTTTATATAACTTTGACATCAAATAAGAAATTATTATGGCGAAGTATGATAGAAGATTAATTAAATCGAAGAAGATTACCATTGATGGTATCAACTTCTCGTCTCGTTTAGAGGGTACAATGTACAAACTTCTTAAGGAAAACAATATAAAATTTAAATACGAGTCAGAGAGCTACACACTTTCTGACTCTTTCATTTTCAATAATAATTACCACGCAAGGTTATCATCTGGTAAAGGTGATTATATTAATCGTGGTTTTAAGAAGGTAAATGATATGTCTTATAAACCTGACTTTGTAATTAGACATAATGACTATTATGCAATCATAGAGACCAAAGGTTTACCAACAGAACCTTACAATATGCGAATGAAGCTATTTAAGAGTATGTTAAATCGACAGAATATTAAATGTGACATATATGTTCCGCAAACAAATTTAGAGTGCGTAGAAACGATTAAATTAATCCTTGAAAGAATATAAATAAAGATGGAAATTAAACACCCAAGACACCAAGTAAATAAGGCACTCCTAGAAAGCGAGAGAATTGTCTTAATCAATCGAATGATGAAAAAAATTAATCAAGCAACTGATTTCTTGTACGAGAGTATGGTAGACCACGAAAGAGCCTACACATTTTCTGCGATAGATAAGATACAATCTTACTGCGAGGAAATCAAGAATGACTTTGATAAATACCTAAAAAAAGATGGACAATAATCTTAAAGAAAAATTATTAAATAGAGTTAGCGAACTTTATTTAGAGAGTCAGAATATAACTCAGTCTTGTATCACTGCTTGTCGTGAGAGTGAGGTTGAGTATAACGACAGTTTACGGAGGTCTTTCTCAAAGAAATTAAAAGACTTAGGTCTTACAAATGACTCTGAGTCAGATAGTAATAATTACTCAAACGATAAAGAAAAAAAACCTAAAGGATTTACAGCTATAGGTCCTGATGGTCAGTTAATGTCTATTGAGAAGTATTGCGAGTTTTATGGTTTAGATTGTAGTAAGATTAGGAGTTATAAATTAATATCTCACTCAGGAATACCATTTTACAATGTTGTATTTTATTCTTCTGAAGATGAGGTTATGTTTAACCTTGAAGATAGCTTTGAAGAAATAGTAAAGAAACATATAAAACCAGTTGTCTTTGAAGATCTAAAAACGTTAGACAATAATGATTGGTTTGATAGACTTGTTTATACTGACACCCATATAGCTATGAATGTAAATGGTAAGGATGGAGATTCTTTATATGAAGGGAAGTGGGATAAAGAAGAGGTATTAAATAGGTTGCATAAAATGATTAGTCACGTTAAGAGATTCTCTACATGTAATACATTGATTATAGATGATTTAGGTGATTTTATGGATGGTCTTGGAGGTAATACAACTAGAAAAGGTCACGAACTTCCTCAGAATATGAATGACAAAGAGGCTTTTGATTTAGCCTTAGAGTTTAAGATTTACTTAGTAGATTCATTGATTCATAGTTATGATACAATAGTTTGTAATAATATAACCAATGACAACCACTCAGGAGTATTTTCTTACTTTGTTTCTCAAGCTGTAAAGAATATTTTAGAAGCTAAATACCCTAACAAAGTTTATGTAAACTCTATAAAGAGATTTATACACCATTACTCTGTTGGTAATCATACATTTGTAATATCTCACGGAAAAGATATTGGTGAGCAGAAGTTTGGATTTAAACCAAAGTTAGATGCTATTCAGGCTGAAAAGATAGACCAATATTGTAAGGAACATAGATTGTATAATGGTAATTACATAGAATTTAGTAAAGGTGATTCTCATCAAGCTATATATGACGATACTACAAGTAATGATTTCAGTTACTATAACTATCCAGCATTCTCTCCTCCAAGCAATTGGGTTAAGACCAACTTTAAGAATAGTAAGTCTGGATTTAATTTTTTCAATATAGATAAAGAAAATAATACAAAAATATCAATACCTTACTGGTTTTAAAAAAAACAAAAATATGGAAATAAATAAAGCAATTGAAATGGTATCACAATTTATGATAGCTTGTGACCAAGAAGTAAAGGGGAGACCATCTAATGTAGAAGATAAAGTAGCTTCACTTAGATATAACCTTATGTCTGAAGAGAATAGAGAGTACTTTGTGGCTTGCTTACAGAATAATAAAGTAGAAATACTTGATGCCTTAATTGATATGGCGTATGTATTATTTGGTACAGTCGCTGCACACGGAATGACTGAAGAGTTTATCAAGGGATTTACTTTGGTTCACGAGAATAATATGACTAAGGTTCAAGATGATGGAAAGGTGTTGAAGAATCCTGATGGTAAGATTTTAAAGCCTATGGGATATACATCTGTTAATCTGAATGCATTATTATAAAACAAAAAAGGAGGGGAATTTAACCCCTCCAATTTTTTTATCCTTAATTAGCTCTATTACCATTTACCTTTAAATCTTTTCCTTCCTTATAACTTGGAAATCTTGACTTCAACTGAGTTTCTTTAACTCCTGGTATTACCCTTGATTTACGGAATTGATTATCAGTACTATCCTTCTCTACATCCTCTTTACTTCTAAGAATATCAATCTTTGATTCTTCTATATCCTTGATTATATTCTCTCTGTACTTACCATTTGTATTTTGGTATATAACATCATTCCTCATCTTAGAATCTATCTTAGAAAAATCATTTACCCCTAAGATACCTAGTGGTGTAAATCTAACTAAGTCAGGTATAGCATAATCAGTAGCCATATATCTATCCATCTTCGTTAATGCAGGGAATAATATATTAAACACATCTTGAGTTAACTGTTGCTTGCTTGCTTTTTCAGTTAATCCAGCCTTCACTGGTGTTTGAAATACATTATCCTTAAACGCATCATAACCTCTTTCACCTCTTCTAGCCTGAATCAACTGCTTATTAGCTAACTCAGCAGCATAATTGTAGGCTGCCTTTGTAAAGTTATTAGATCTTGATAACATCATTCCCATAAACAATTTAAGACCCTCAGTTGTAGTTATATCACCAATAGATTTATTACTTCTGTAATCAGACAATATACTTGCTGTCTTCGTAATTATAAGTCTGTCTATCTGTTTGTTAGACTCTCTTATAGCTCTATTACTTAAGAACTTAGTGTCAGACATATACTTCTCTAACTTTAAAGTGTAAGAATCGATTTGGTCTTGCGTAAATAACTTATAACCTTGTTGTGAATTAAGAAGTCCTAATACGCCTATAATCTCATCATCTGATTTACCAAATCCTTTATCCATATCAGAGAAGAATACCTCAACAAGTGATTTATCGTATTCGTATTTACCACTATTTATTTCTCCTATTTTGTTCTTAACTTGATTGTCAAATAAATCTCTGTTAACATAACCATAAACAATGTCGTAAGCCGCAGCAAAATCTTTATTTTGCATAAGTTTATCTCTCATCTTGTTATACTTAACCAAATCCTCTCTAGTCAATTCAATTATATTACCATCAGCATCTTTTTGTATTGGGTAGTCTAATAATGAATTATTTACCTCCTTAATGAAATCATCATCGCCTGACAACTTATCGAAAGATACTTTTAATTTCTCTTCATCATCGTCATCTCCTTTGAATAATCCCCATATAGCTCCAGTTATATAGTTGATTGCTAATGAATAAGAAGCTAATCTTATAGCTCCACCAAGAAATCTTCTTGCATTTCTACCTTCTTGATTCTCTATGTATGTATTAACAGCTGTATTCATATCGTTTCTAGCATTCATATCGAAACTAGCAAATAAGTATGCTGCTTTATTCACAAGTGCATTAACTGCTCCAGGAACTGAGTTCTTAACTTGTTTTGATGCAATCTCCATAATACCAACCTTCTTCTCCATAGGGTTTGTACTACCATATAGATCGGCATTTTCCTGGTTAGCTTTATTAGATGCTTTACTTATAGCGTCTTTATACTTCTTAAGGTATTCAACATCTCCTCTTGCTATCTTCTCTACATTAACATCTTCTCCTGTTTGTTTTAAGAATTCTTCGTAGAAAACACCGTTCCAAGATATTGCATAAGGCTTAACGTCTCCAAATCCTAGTAATGTATCCACAGCTCCAGATGCAGTATCTCTTATAGGGCCTGTAATATTGGTTTTAATCTTAAGACCTATATTTGATGATGGTAATCCCTTTGATAAGACCTCCTTATTAATACCTTTATTTATAAATTCAGTTCTCTCTGTATTTATCTTCTTAGATGAAATCATCTTGTTAACATCAGAAGCCTCAGCATTCTCATAGAAACTTCTTATCAACTCTGTTTCACTCTCACCGTCTTCCTTTATATTCACAAGAGCATTTGACACCTTATTACTGTATGAAATATACTTAGGATTTATAGTCATTAATTGCACCATATTCCCAGCAAAATCGACACCTCTACTTATTATACTACCCAATGCTAACGTATAGAATGCTCTATCAGTTCCGTTTAATATCTTATCTGTAAGTGTAGGCTCTGTATGTATAGCTCCGTTTATAAGTAAGTCAAATTGAGAGTTCAAAGCTTTCTGAATACCCTTTAAATAAGGAAGTACATCGTTGTCTTTTGAATTCTCTGCAATAGCCTCATTTATAGCTTGAGTTATAGCTGCATACTCAGATCTTAATTGGTGTTGAAATAATACATTCCTAACACTTGAGAAGGCAGATGTGAAAGGGTTTAAATCAATAGGGTGTGCAGTACCAGTCTTATCTTCTAAGTTACCAGCCTTTATTGACACACTATCAATACCAAACTTGCTTTTTAGTCTAGCTAAATCATTTTCAGCTTGTTTAACCACACTATTAAATACAGGATAGTACTCTACAATCATTGGGGCTGCATTAGAGTTTTGAAAGAAATTAGCTTCGTATGCATTGATTTGATTTTCCTCTAATACCATTCTAATAGCATTTGCGGCATTCGCTTCCTCTGGTGTTAAATCATCTATTTGATTATTATTAGCTCTAACTTTATCAATAAATCCTTGAACAAGACCCTTCATATAGTTATCTTCACTTATCTTAGAGTTAGGGTCGCTTACAGTAGCTTCAAAGTATTCCATAGCTGATATAGAAGAAGTTGTTCCTACATTATTCTTAGCCATTGTATCAATCAAGTGATAAACAATCTTCATATAAGACTCTTGTGGATTCTTTGAGTTCTTATCTAAATCCCTCTTAGCTCTAAGTAATACTGATTCTACCTTTTCTTCAGTCGATGCTATTCTTGACATAGCCTTACCAAATGAAGACATAAATGCGTTAAATAAAGGTGTATCTCCATATACCTTTACAGCTGCATCTATAGCTGATAAATTAAAGAGCTTAATTCTTCTGTCAATTATTTTTTGAGTTATATTCTTCTTCCTGATATCGTTCCATAAAGCTACAGGATTAAGAGGCAACCCAATAATCTCTCTTATTTTAAGTGGTATTTTAGCCGCTTTAATTTTATATACCCCAAACTTACCTGCCTTTCTTAACGTATCTACTAATGCATTTTTATAATTTGTCTTTAGTTTATATATATATAATTCCTCTGCGTAGTCATTTACAATGTCATCATAAACCATAGAGTTTAATGAGTTCAATACATTTGTAAGCATATTATCAGGCATAGAATCCACATCTGACTCACTAAGACCAATCAATGCGTCTAATATTCTCCACTCCAAACTACCTTTAGTAGCATTTGATGATTCAAATACACTCTTAATTGACGGTAACAATTCTTTTATAGAGGCTTTCTTCTTAGCTATCTCTTCTTCTTTCTTAGCATCCCTTTCTAATTTCTTAGCTTCCTTATCAGCTAATGTTTCAGGAGTCTCTCTTTCTCTAAATTCAGATTTATTATTCTCTATGAAATCAGATTCACCTTTAGTTAAAGTACCACCAGCATCTATAATTTGTTGTATTCTATTTACTTCAGCCACATAATCACTATATGGTTTTACAATTTTATCAAATATTTTCTCAATAGTAGGTAAATCTGTCTCCTCTAAAGTCAATCCTCTACCAGACAATCTACTAATATAGTCTTTGTATTGTTCGAAGTCAGCATCATCTAAAACCTTCTTAAGTCTCTTAGGCTCTAATTTAGTAAAGTTTACAATCTTAGATGACATAACTTTATCTCTGTCACCTCTTTTATCCAACTTACCAACCTTTCCAGACATTACATTATCAAATGCATTTTTACTATCATCCTTAGCTGTATTTACATCTCTATTTGTGTATAGATTATCTAATACAGTATTTATGTCTAATAGTTTTTCCTCAAAGTTTTGGTCTGTAATACTTTGTATTTTAGAAGCAATAGATGTAATAGCTCTGTTTCCTATGTCTCCAGCCTTTAAATCTGTAATAGAAGCTTTTATAAATGCATTTGCTTCTGCTTTCAAGCTTTTTATTAAGGCAGCCTTATCTTTTTCAGCTACTGTCTTAAGTTTTTGAAAAGCCACACCTATATCATAAGCTTTATTTATTCTTTTTTGCTCGGTAGCTTCAGGTTTAATACCAACTACTTTATTTATTTGGTCAGATAGTTTTTTAGGCTTCTGCATTCTAACTGAAGGTTTGTCAATTTTAATGATGCTTCTTCTGTTTCTCTCATTGTTTACAGTTGTTCCTTTAGCTATACCATCTAAACTTTCATATCTAAGTTTATCTCCATCTACATTTGTAATTAAAGACTCTCTTCCGTCAATAATAGCGTAATCACCATCTTTAAATGTATCTAGTGGTCTCTCTTTAAAATCAATAGCCTTATCAGAAGGAGTAAGCTCCTTAGTTGTTTGCGCTCTAAGTTCAGAACCTCTCCATTGAGTTACAGCTATATCAAAACCATTCTCATTAGCTATCTGAGTTATAAAAGCACCTCTATGATTGTTGGTAAATGCTTGACCAGGTCTAACTTCATTGAATCTTTTCTTAGCTTCTTTCTCAAAACCAAGTGGATCAGAATCTATGTCGTATACCTTATCTTTAGAGATTAAAATATTATGCTCTACATTTCCAACTCCAGTCTCTTTTTGACCTTCCATTGTATAGAACATAGCTAAACCTCCAACAGCACTCAAGGCAGAAGCCTCTTCTCTTGAAGTGATAGCATTATTTCCTTGACCTGTCTTGATTACATCTCTCTTTTGGTCTGAGTAATGCTTGAATACAAAGTTGCCATCTCCATCTTCAGTTAGCTTTTCAGTTACTTTTACAGGTAATTCTTTTTGTTGTCTTTTTGAAGGAATAGTAGATATTTCTTTTACACCAGATCCATATGGAGCTATAGCTTGTGATGCTTGACTATTTTTTCCTAAGTATTTTTTAGCCATTTCTTTAGGCATAACCTCAAGTGCGTTTATTTTTGAGTCTGGAACACCTATAACTTCTCCTTCAATTGTATTTTCATATGTAGAATGATTCGAACCAGCTCTAACACCAGTAGGTTTCAATACTAACATTATATCATTCTGTTCAAAACCATTATCCTTATAAAATCCATCTCTAAAATCATCTAAATTGAAATATCCATCTAATGATTTTATGTATTTGTGAAATTCAGTATTAGGTTTTTTACCACTTTCATTTATAGCAATCAAGAATGGTTTCCTACTTGTAGAATTTCTTAAATCATCCCAATTTTCAATATTGTTTAATATATCTGTTATATCCTTAGTCGGTTTTGTTTTTAAGACTTTATTTTTAAAGTTATCAAAATCACCAAAATTAGATATCATTTTATCAAATACTTTTTTATTAAATAACTTACTCACAGTAGGAGAACCGCTAATGATAAATATGTAATCTGATTTATTAATATTGTTATTGATAGAGTTAATATTCATACTACTAGCCCAGATATCTCCTTCTTTTTGGTGTGCAAAACTAGGTCCTCCATCAAAATCTTTATTTATTCCTAATTGGTCGGCAACCCAAAACCAAACTTTTTGTTTTTTAGCAACGATATCTTCCAATAAGGAATAGATGTCAACTTTTTTATCTGGAGTAACTAATGAATTATCATAAGAATCCTTAAAGTCGATTTTAGATTCACGCTTTTTAGGTATTCTAATTTCAGTTGGATTTCCAATAGGATTAGTTCCATTATCCAATGTAGACACATCTTCTACTCTTATTTCTTTACCAGTAGCAACCCTTTTAGCAATGGTATTCAACACATCAAAAACCTCGTTAGTTTCGAATAACTCGACACCAAAAGATTTAGCTATATTGTTTAACCAGTTCTTTATAATTTCCTTTACTCTTGTAGAGAATGATTCATAATTTTCAGCCAACATACCTACCAATTCAGCCAACTTCTCTTCGTCTTGTATATTCTCATCGTACATTGATGCGAAGTCCTCTAATTTAGCCTTTAAAGTAGGATTACCTTCTATCTTAGAAGTAATAACCTCAATCATTTTCTTTGTTACAACCTGAGCGTTAGCGTCTGTCTTAACCTTATCAAGTAGTATTGCGTGGAATATCTCGTGGGCTACAGTTCTTTTGTTTGCTTTAGGCAGGTTTATATGTATCTCTCCATTAATGTAAAGACCAGAAGATTCTTGGTTCTTTGACTCGCCACTAACACTTCTAAATGAAGTATCTGTATCGTGAATTATTACCTTTACATTAGGTAGTATTTTTGATATTGCCTTAACACCATTTAAAACAGCTTTTGCTATCTTCTTATCAGCTATATTGGCTACCTGTTTTTTAGCTTGATTTATATCTTTAGCTACTTCGATTCCCTTTGACTTTGGTTTTAATCTTTGTTGTATCTCTTTAAATTCGGCTGGAGTTAGTTTTTTAGGGTTCATACCGTCAGAGCCAGTCTTAACATTCTCAAATGTATCTAAATCAAATAAAGACTCTTGACCCAACTCTTTTCCTATGGCAATAGCCTCTTCTCTAACAGAAGGGTCTGCAACTATATTTATATCTATAGATGCCTGATTAGAATTAGGGAATTTATAGATACCAACCTTTACATTGTCAGCGCCTACCGATTCTGCATTCTCATCTACAAACGACTGAATAGCTTCTGGTGTTAATTCAGACGCATTCATATTCTTTGAAGCCAAAGGAATAACTAATCCTCCGTCTTCATATTTAGATCCGTCAAGATTCATTGTAGCCCCATCTTCAGATTCAATAGGTAGGGCTTTAACTCTATCCACCTCAATTGAAGTGTATGGATCAGATATTTTTGTATTTACTTTTTCTTCACCTTGTTTGGTAACGACTTCTTGTTTGGTGTCTCCTTGCTCCATTTCTTGCAATCCCATTTCGGATTGTCCTGGCTGTAGCACGCCTTCATTTGTGATTTGCTCTTGAACGGCATCTTCTTGTGTTTTAATGTTATCTAATAATGGTTTAATTTGCGCATCATACTTGGCATAAATTTCTTTAGCCTTTGCGTTATCTGATTCAGACACCTTTTTAGCGTCTACTTTCCCATCTGTAATGAAGTTCTCAGGGGTTTCTACATTCTCTGTTAGTTCATTAAGTTCTTGAACTCTAAGTTTATCTACTTCTTCTTGCAGCCCGACATTGCTTTTTTGCTGTGCTGCGCTAACGGTTTGTTCTTTGGTTGCGGCTGTAGGCTTTTCTTCACTGGCGATTTGCCCATCAGTTTGCTTTGTTTTTGCATCTTCTTGTATTTTTTGGTTATATAATTCTTTTGCTTTGTTGTTAATTACTTCTGCATTAGGCTCTTGTATCTTATCTTTTTCAATGCCTTTGTCTACTTGCTCTTGTATTATAGCTTCTGCCGCTTCTACTTTAAGTTTAGTTTGCTCTTCTTCAGGAAGTATATCAAACGATGATTTTCTCCCAGAAACAATGTCCTCCCTAAGAGATTCATTCTTAATAAATTCGTCTTTCAATCCAGATAATAATACAGCTTTTTGGTCTTTACTTATAGTTTTATCTTCATTTATTTGATTTGCTTTGTTTCTTAAATCAGAGCTTGCAATTTCAATGTCTATAACTTTATCTATAAGTTTGTCATCTAACTTGGCTGTATTTTGAATAATTTTAGTTAAACCATCTTCATTAGCCTTTACTATTTTATCTATTTTACTCTTAGCCTCTAATTTTACAACTTCACTTGCTTCTTTATTATTTAATATTTTAGATAATTCCTCTATCTCTTTATTGTTTTTATCTAAGTTATATGTATAATCTTTTGGAGAAAATGCATTTGCTACTTTAGCTATTGCTGTTGGAAATAAATTCAAACCAATAACCATAACGCCTGTATCCTTTACTAGTGACTTTACTTCTTGTTTAGCATTTTTAAATACATCCTTAGACTCTAAATCTAAAACAACAATATCAGTTATTTTTTGAGCGCCATAGGTTGTTAATTCTTCTTTTAATTCTCCAGTATAGTTTTTAACAAATTCTTTACCAGCATTAAATGTTTTTGTAGAAAGTGATTCTTTAAATAATTTTCTTGAAGGTTCATTTTTTAATGCTTTGGTTATAATGTTTTTACCTCCTCCAATCATTTTAAGGGTATTTGATTCAAGCATTTCTGAAGCACCATATAAGCCAGAAGCTAATACCATTTGCAACTTTGAATAATCAGTACTCCCTTCTGCGTTTGACGTAACCAATTCTGAGTATTTATTACCAGCAGAAGAAGCTCCAATACCATACATCATCGATGTTCCTCCAGTAAGATACCCTAGCGCTATATTAGGCGTTTGTGATATTAATACATCAGATCCATAATCAAGTATATCGTTTAGGTTTTTCGAATCTTTTACTTGTTTTTGTAGTTTTTCAGCAACAAATCTATCCTTGTCATTTTTTAATTCAGCTATCTGCATAGCTGTTATATCTTGCATAGGACCTCCTTTTGCTACATTAGCTAATTGAAGTACTCCTAATCCAAAATCAGATACAGCATTTAATAGTTTTCCTGCCTTATCTTCAAAACCATAAGACCTTTTAAATAAATCATATTCCTCCTCAGCAGTAGTTAATTCACTAAGGTTTTTTTCGTAATTTTTGTATAGCTTAGTTCTTGTATTTATTTTTAAAGGAAGTTCTGCACTCAATTTATTATATCTATCTAAATCATTTGGAGATAAACCATCGTTGTTTTTTGCTAATTTCTCTAATTCAACCAGCTCGCTATTATCTTCCTTTATATCTAAATCTAACGCCTTAAGTATATCAAATTGTTTATTAACTTCAGGTGCTTTTATTCCTATTTGGTTAGACGAATTAATTTTCATTCTATCCTTAGTATCATTATCTAGATTATCTAAATAATCATTAGCTAAAGAAAGTTTTTTATCTTCTACTCTTTTCTTAACCTCTAAATTGATAGCTCCTTCGGTTAATATATCGTCAGTTATTTCATCTTCTTTTGCGCCTTGTTTTAAAAGTATTTTCTTATACTCCTCTTTTGCTTTAGGTAAAAATGTTACATCTGATTTTAATTGCTCAACTTCTTCTTTACTTGATGGCGCTCCTGGAATATATGGCAGTATCTTATTCCATACATTTGAAGCTCCTTGAGTTATTGTATTCCAAACTCCTTTTCCTTGAACTTCATTATTTACTTCTTCAATTACTTGTTGTTCGTAGTTTTCTGGAAGAGCAGTTGCGTTTCTAAAGTCATTAACAAACACCTTCTCTTCTTCTCTTTTAACTTCTTGTTTAAATAGAGACGCTTCTTTTTTAGCTTCCTTAATTTCAGGTTTATCAAATTGTTCTTTTTTTACTGAAACAGATTTAATAGCAGAAGGAGTCTTAACATCAACTTTTGTTTTTGATGCCTGAACTCCTGCTTTCTTTTGCTCTTCTTTATCTTTAAAACCAAACTTATTAATTAAATCTTCACTTTTCCCAGCAGAAGATGCCGAAGCCCCAGTTTGAATAGGTTTTCCTCCAACCGATGTAGGTTTTCTTTCTCGTTGTTGTGTAGGAGAAACCGAAGGAGTTTTTGTTGAAGTGGTAGTCGAGTTTTGATTTTTTTTTTCAGGGTCTGTTTTTGGTTCTTGAGGTTCAGCATACTTCATATTAAAAGAAGACTCTAATTCTTCATTTGAAGCATAGTTCTCAGAAATGTACTGTAACTTCTCAGGAGTTAATTCAACACCTTTGCTAGAATATAATTGTTTTACAAAATTTGTATCAAGCTTTGACATATATTTAATTTTATCTTTTTTATTATTTTATAAACCTCTATCTACGAATAGCGCTTTCTTGAAGTCCTCTATTGTCTGTAATTTAGTTCCAAACGCAGAGTTGTATACCGTTTTAAACGCATTAAATTCAGTACTGTCTTGAGGATACCATTTTGTGGTTTTATTAGAAACTCCTTCACCAGCACTACTTCCTTCATTACCAACTCCTTGACGAGAAGACTCGTTAAATGCAATTCCTATATACATTTTATTTGTAGCAGAGTCATATAAAACCCTATCAAGAGGCATACTATTTACCAATAGTGTTTTACCTGTTGGACTGCTTATAGTTAAAGACTTGGCTTTGCCAGGAGTTATAGAAACTGTACTAACACTTGTTCTTCCTGGAGTACTTCCTGGCTTCTCAGTAGTAATACTACTACTTTCCCACAATGTAGGTGTTCCTACCGTAAGACCATCTTTACCTCCTCCACCTCCGCCACTTCTTTTTTGAGAGACAGACAAATCAATTTTTCTCTTATATGCATCTTTTAATAACGTAGAGAAGTATTCTTTCGCTTGTTTTTTTTCGTCTTCATCAAAGGCATTAGCTCTTGTTTCAAACTTGTCTATTGTTTTACCAAAGTGAGCCATAGCCCTATCGTCACTAATAAATTCATTAGCCTTAGCGTCTATTCTATTTAGAACTCTTTCGTTATTCAATAGGTCTTCTGTTTTTACAGTTCCTAATTTACTCTTTGTGTCAATTTCTTTTTCAATTTCATCAAGTCTAAATGTATCTGCAAAACTATCAGCTTCTTTATTTGAATCAAATTTTAATGGAACTTCTAGCTTTGTTACATACTCGTATGGAGTTATGGCTTCATACATTAATTCTGTTTTAGCTGCATCTTTATATATATTATATCTAAGCTCTCCATCTCCTTTGTCAACTACATTCACGTTAGCCTTATCTATGTTATCAACTAAGTCTTCTGCTCTCTTTAAATAGGTTTCATCATAAATACCCCTATTTGCAAATATTTTATTTAATTTAGCATTTGTTTGTTTAACAGCGTTAGCTTCACTTTCTAATGAGGTTATCAATCTTTGCATACCATTATAATCACCAGCCGCTTTTAATGCTGTAAATTCAGGAACTTTTGATTTATACCAATTATACCTTTGGTCTTGAAGACCATTAATGTTAAGCATTTCCATTTCTGGAAGAGATAACTTATTCAAGGCATCTTCCTTATCCTTATCAGCCTTAGCTTTAGCTGCAGCCTTAGCTTTTCTTTCCGCATCAAGTTTATCAAATTCAACCTTAACCATTCCTCCGAAGTCAGGACCTTGAATTGGTTGTACTTGAGCGTATGTTCCTACATTACCTACTACTGCCATAATTATCCTTTATTAAAAATACCTAATAGTTGATTTGTCAAATTCGGGTCTGATACTGTTTGATTAGCAGCGTTTAAAGCCTCTGACCTTCCTCCAGGAGGCGGTGTTTTCTTTTTGTCTTTAATTGATTTATCCCAAGCCCCAAGTCCAGAAATACCTGCTTGAGCCACCCCTCCAATTCCATCCCACATCATTTGGTTTCCTGCATTGTATTGAGAAGATAGCCCTGATATATCAGCAACCTCTCTCTGTTCTTGCATACCTCTTATTTGAGCTTGGTCTTGAGCATACATTTGGTCTATTTGTTTTTGTTGCATATCTAAGTCAGCTCCGATCTGTCTATTAAGCATTTGATTACCTGCCTCAACTCTTCCAAGACCACCAAGTAAACCTCTAACACCAGCGCCTTGTAAAGCACCAACTTGTGTAGAAGCTAGTCTCGCTTGCTCCTCTCTTTGTAGGTCTGCGCCTAAAGTAGAAACTTGTAGTCCTTCTGCAACATTATTAAACTCTTGTCTTTGATAATTATCTAAAGCATTTTTTGCGTCTTTCGCATCTTTTGCTCCCTTTATAGTTTGGTATCCAGAACCTAATAGTCCTACACCAGCCATTGCAATACTCGTAGCTGCAGCCATTTTATATATTTTTTATAGTATTTTTATTAATTCAGTTGTTCCTCTTGTTCCTATAGAGAATCCGTTCTCTATATATTTATTAATTAAATTCTCGTTCTTAATAGATGAAAATGCAATCGAATAGCCTGACTCTTTAGCTGAGAAAGATAATTCTTCTAACACACTTAAAATAGCCTTATTTCTTTCTTCCGATGTGGTCTTAGGGTTTGTAACTATAAACTCTATCCACACCATATTAGAATTAGTGGTATACATAAAACCGCAAGCTAAATCCTTACCACCTTCTGAGGCTATAACTCCATTGAATTTACCTAAATCATATTGTGGTAATGCCTTGATTGATGGGGCTGGAAATCTCCAAAAACCCCACCATTCTGTTAGCATTTTATAATCAGTATGTTCAGCAATTCTTATATCCATATTGCAAAGATAAAGTATTTATTCAAAAGATTTTGCGACTTCTGAATTTATAGCATATACCTCAGCATAGTCTGTTGTTTGTAAATTAAAGCGTGTATTCATATAATACCCTCTAATGCCAGATGTCTCGATACTGCTTGGTTTTGAAGACAATATAAAATCACCAGCACTTAATCCTGCAACACTACTTAACACTATATTATTTAAATCACCTATAAATAGTATAGTTCCTATTAATGATAAAGAAGAGTTATATACGAGGTCTCCAATACTAACAGTACTTGGAACTTCTGTTAAATATAAGTTTATACCTATTATTCTATCAATGTTCCCTAATCCAGTAACAGCTATCGTCTTTAAATCTAAAGTATCATTTCCTCTTATATATGCATACTGTACACCCTCTTTATTTTTAAAATCACCTTGATTTATGTATCCGTTCTGCATATCTGTATTCATACTTACATTCCAAGCTGAATTACCCTCTACTGATATATTCTTAAATATCTTTCTTGTTGAAGGCTCTTCGTTAAAGTTAAATGCAAATGAAGATTGACTTGATGTTCCATAAAATGTATTGTAAGACCCTATATTGTGCTTATAAACATCTGCTCCTTTGAATGATAGAAATTCATTGTTCACTCTCACCATACTATCAGGATCGAATGATTGTCTACCTAAAAATCCATTTGCCTCTGGAGAATAAGACCAAGTGACATAATCATACTTAACTGGTAAAGGAGCATAGTCTTTTCCTTTTATCTTGTATTTAATATTTAATACATATATATCAAAGAATGCATCGTATTGACCAATAACATTTACAATCTCATTATCCCTAAATAGGGTTTTAAAATAATCCCTCATTCCAGAGTTACTTATCTCACTAAGACCATTAGAGTTATTCATACCTAATACCACACCTCTCTTGTCGTCAGTACAGAAAGCATTTGTTCCGTAGTCATCGTAAGATTCGGGATGTAATGATATTCCGTACTCTCCAGAATACAATACTTGTTGACCTAACACATCTTCAATTCTTGATAAATTAGTTGTTGCATCTGTATTATACAATAAATCCTTACCATATAATACCTTACTCCACTTATCCTCTTGAATTACAAGTAAATCAGTTTGGTCTGAATCAAGCCTTATAATATTTCCATATTTCTTTTCTAAATCATCTTTGTAATTACCTAAATACAAGTTAAATTCATTAAGTCTATTTACATTCGTACTCTCTTGGTAGACACCAGAGTATGTTAGATCTGCATATCTATTTACTTGTCTATATATATCTTCGCTGACTGCATTTATAGCGTAGTCTAGATTTAAGAAGTTTGTAGTCATCTCATCCCTAACAGATATACTCTCAACACTATTACCAAAGCAATAACAATTAAATACATCGTTTAAGGTGTGAGTTGTAAATTGATATTGACCATTATTTATCACATAAGTCTTAGGTGTTTCTATGTAAATGTTGTTATCACTTTTTAATGGTATCGTCTCAAATACAGGTATGCTAGATTTAGTAACATATATATTTGTTTCTGTATATATATTTCTTTCGCCATCTCTAGTTGTTCTAGGTTTAAAAGCTATTTGAGTCCTACCTAATGCGTCTGGAAGCCAAATGTAATCCATTTTTGTGTTTCCTTCGTTTGCAAAAGCTTGATAAGCGTTTGATGGCTCAATGATATCCTCAAATACAGCTCTAAAATCAGCATAATCTCTTGTAAGTAAATATTCTTGGTCTATTTTATTTGTGAATTGTCTACTACCAAATGGTCTAGAGCAATTAGCTGAATATCTAACTATATTACCTGACGAAAATGTCAATGGTGTACCTATTGGAAGTTCTATTTTTGCTGATTCAATGTAGTAAGGAGTTTTATACGCTCCATTTTTTCCTAAGAACTCTAGAAAGTCGTTATCAGAAATTGTTAAATCAAAAGAACCTTGTTTTATTTTAAAGTAAAAACCGCTGTCAGACCCAGTAGTTATCTCGTCTTTTTCATAAAATCTAGCAGCTAACACCTTTACCTTTGTATATTCTACTAAAGGTCCGTTTAAATCACTCTTAATCACTAAGTAATCTCCTTCTTTAACCTTGTTTTTATTATCTGCCACAAGTTCTAGGTAAGAAAATAAATCTACATTGTAAATTTTTTTTGTAAAGATGGTTTCATATTTATCCCTATCATATTTTACAGCAAACTTGTAGTATTTAGCCCAGCTTGGCGGAGTTCCAGTGGTTGTTACTTTTAATACATTTTGATTTACAGAATCTAAAGACTCTATATATACACTGTTATTCTTTGCATCTATAACGGTAGTCTTTCTTCCTTTATCATCTAAAAATACCATACCTACTTCGTAGTCTCTTGAGGAGTGCATACTTGTAAATAATGTTCCAGAAGAGTAAAATATTACAACTCCTTCACAGAAAACATAATCTGTTTTTCCTTCTAAATCACCACTTCCAGATTCCTCTATATCTATCGCCCTATTTGGTATTATTAAGTTTAATACATTTGTGGCAGCATTAAAACTAGTTAATAACGGATCAACCACAACATTAATAGCTCCAGGCAAATTGGAGTCTGCTAGTTCTAATTGTGTTGAAAAGAAAGTTTCAAGTTGAGATATAAAGTTGGAATTTGTTATAAAATCCTCTTTAGTTAAGTAAGTTCCATTTACAGTATATGGGAATGAATATAAATTAGGATTATCTATAGGAGGCAACAAGTCGTTTGGAGAGAAGTAACTTCTTATATCAAAATCAAATAATATTTGCGTACCGTCTATTACAGGTATGTTTGTTAAATCAATATCTAAAGACTTTTTATTTATAACATTGTCGTCATTAGAGAATAATTGATAGTAATCGTCTGAATTAAATGCTTTTTGAACAGTTGTAGTTCCAAGAATATTAACCAATCTAAAAGTAATGATAGGTTTTAATAGTAATGGAAAATCACTCTCTATTTCAAAATAAACCTGAACACTTTCACCTGCAAGTAATGTATATCCTCCAGATATATTATTTGTCCAAGATCGAGTCTCGTTTATTTGATTAGTTCCTACCGAAAATGAAGTAGGTACACCATTAAAATACATTTTCAATGTAAATGGTACAGATGAAAAAGTAGCTTCTTTTTGCGTTTCAACAACAAGCCTTAACCTTCTAGGGTCAGTGGGGTGTGTATTTGTAATTGTAGCTATATTAGTTGTGTAATCCATGACTAATTCACTCATAATACTACCATCAACAGAACCCCATATATCTAAAAGAGTTGGTAATGCATCAGTATTTTCATAACTACCTACCTCCTCTATATCTATTGTATTAATTGCTTTGCTTTCATAGTCGACAGAGAATTCTATTTTAGAATCTATATCTCTACCCTCTACAAAGTTACCATAAACCAATCTATTTCCTATCCTAGCTTGAGTGTATGCGCTTAATGGTACGTTGTCAAAACTCCTAAAGAATTCATTTTCTGACAATACATTATAAACCTTATAGTTTTCAAATAAGTATGATTTATTAAAATTATTAGCCCATCCTTCGTCTTCTTTATTTAATTTAATAATAGAGTAAACATTGTTGTTGTTAGATAGTTTAAAAACTAACTCTATTATTTCCACCTCTCTTGGTCCTGTATTGAATGATATTTGATAAGCCCTAGATATATTTTCCATAGCTAAATTAGTTGATGTGTCTAAATCAACATTGAATGTACCTGGAGTAAATGCATAAGGACTCCACGAAGAAAACGAAGAGTAATATCCATCTTTATATCTATATCTATAAGCAAACGACATAAACTTATCTCTAAGAAATCCTGCAAAATCAGAGTTATTAGATTGTACTTGATTTACGCTTGGGGCAAATATAGGAGAAGGCTTCATCACAGATACTTCATCTTCCGTAAATCCATCAATACCGTAAGTCTTAGCTCTTTCAATACTAATTATTCTAGGAGGATTTAAACCATCTGTCCAAGACAATAAGTCATATCCTTCTACACTAACAAATAAGTCAGAATGCGATATGCGATATTCCTTATTAAAATTCAATACTCCTGTTCCGTGAGTAGACTGAAGTACTATCTCTGTACTGTTATCAATTAGATTATACTGAATTACATAATCGTAAGAAGGAGATGTAACAAAGTAGAAAGCTCTATTCTTTGCATCATCCTCTATACTTCCAATTGTTTCAGAATTAGCTATATTTAGATTAGTAACTTTTAAGTTACCTTTTACATTCTTTAATACACCAACACCACCATTGTCCTCAGAAATAACCATTACATTTTCTGCATCAGTCATTTGACCATTTGGTGTCAATCTTTCATCAAAATCTTTGTTAATCGTTGCCTTTAGGAAATTATTTTTTATTTTAGCCATTTCTTTCTACCATTAAATAATATGAATAATTCACCACCTCTTAAATCTAACATTCTGATATTAGCATTTTGTAGGTCTCTATAGTAGTCTTTCTTAGCTCTATTAATTATGTATTCCTGAACACCATACTTATTATTCAAGATAGCGTACTTAACGTAACTATATAAAGCTTGCTCAGCTAATTTATTCACCATTACTTCGTCTCCGTTGTTATACTCAAGACCATCAGACACATACTCTAATACAATTACTCTGCCACCAATATTAGAGGAAAAAGACATTACGCCTTTTCTCTTATCTATACTGAAGTATCCATTCGCATTAAGTGAAGGATTAATACCGTAGTTAGGACCAGTTAAGTCGTGATTACAAAAACTATTATCCCTACTAATTACTCTTTCATTGTACTTTTTAAATGTTTCTGTTTCATTAGCCTCTAATGGGTATCCATTTTCATCAAACAATATATTGAATTCGTGGTCTTGTAAATAAGCTGTACCAATTAGCGTTCTTGAATCTTTAGACAATGTTCTTAATAGTCCATCAGCACCTAGCACAGAAACCCTAACATAAGAAACAAAGTCGTGAGGAAGTGTAAGCAATAAAGAATCACTTAACTCCAACTCTACAACCTTAACTTCTTTTAATGTATCGTAATTGAATTCCTGAATACCTCTCTTAAAATGCTGTAATACATTATATCTCTTTACATTAGATAATAACCTATCGTCTCCAATTTGTTCTAACATAAAATTATTAACCAATTGAGATAGAGATACATACTGATAACTACCCCAATTATCCTCATTATTATAGTAATCTATTGGTGGTAAAATTTGGTGTGCCATCTATTATATTTTATAATTGTTCGTTACTTATACTTGCAGCCTCCATTGTTTGTGCTACCTGAATTACGTCATTCTCTCTAATTTCAATACCACAATACCCTAATATCTTTATAACTAAATCAGAAAAAAATTGTTCTGGTAATTCAAAATCTTGATAGTCAAGAGACGATTGATTAAACAATGGATTACCTCCTATATTTTGATATGTCCACTTCGGAGTCTTTGGTTTTCTAATGTAAGTTCCTATTAATTTTATAGTTATATCTAAAATTGGAAATACCCTATATTCTCCATCAACACTAATATATACTGGATACTCAATTGTAGGGGCTATTAAATTATTATTAAGAAGTTTTGTTATCTCTAATTTACTAACCTCTTCTATATCTATTCTATTAGAAAATATATCTTGACCTCCGTTAATTATTTCTAATTTTATACCTCTATAGAAATCATTAGGAGTAAATTTATACACACCAGGTCTTAATATAGTTAAATCTCCTTCAGATACAAACATGTCGAATACCTCCCTAATGTGTTTTGGTATATCTGAAAATTCAGAGTGATACATTCTTGCATTTTGCTTAGATATAGCCTTAGAGTATTTGTGGAATAACTCTTCGAATATAGACATCTGCGCTAATTCAGAATATAAATTAAATTCCAAAGGACTGACATATCCTCTGTTGTCTTTATTTAATATAGCTAATACCGTAGTATATACTTGATTTATCATTTGTAAGTAAATTTATTTGCAAAGATACAAAATAAAAAAAGAGAGGGGTTTCCTCTCTAATTTTAACTACCTAACCTATACTCTGCTTTCGCTGTCCAAGTAATCAGTCTGTTATTATTTTATCTTACTTTGAACGTACTTATTAAAGGCTTTTCCTTCGTCTGTATCATTCATCCATCTTGCAAGCGTATTAAACTTGTCTGTCTCATCAAATGGAACTTTACACAATAATGTTTCGCCATTATAGAATGCATTTCCTTTGTACTGAGCAAGATTTAATTCTGTAGTCA